ACATAAAATATAGGATCGGCACTAGCACTCACAAAGAATAAACTAGCCGATGGTGCTGCCGAAGTAGCCAGTGTTGCATTTGTTCCAAGAGCTATCTTTCCCTGGTTACCATCAATGACAGCTACTGTACCACTCTCCAACTTTCCAGGACTCAAATCCCATCCAGCAAGTCTAGCTTTATTTGCCGTAATTAATATTGAAGCATTTGCCTCACTTCCCGATACAGTTCCAGATCCACTAAATACAGCAAATCCATAAGGACTATCTACAGTTCCATCATTCAATGGAAGTTTTCCAAGTACAAGTTTAGGTTCGGCTTCATTAATGCTTCCTGTCCATATTGTCAATGCTTGTGTAGTAGAACTTAATCTTACACTACCAAATGTATTATCACTCTTTATTGATCCAGGACTCAAATCCCAACCAGCAAGTCTTGCTTTATTTGCCGTAATTAATACTGAAGCATTTGCTTCACTTCCTGATACTGTTCCAGAACCGCTAAAAACAGCAAATCCATAAGGACTATCTACTGTTCCATCGTTTAGTGGAAGCTTCCCTAATACGAGTTTTGGCTCAGCTTCATTCATACTACCTGTCCAAATAGTGAGTGATTGTGAAACTGAACTTAGTCTTACACTGCCACCTGTATTATTACTCTGTATATTACCTGGAACTAAATTCCATCCAGCAATCATATTATCACCAGACCCAAGTTCAACTAAGCGATTTTCACTTCCAGTTCCAACCCCATCAAATATTTTTAATCCGTAATGTGGATTAGCATCTATCAAACCTAACCAAACTCGTTCATTAGAACCATCAGTAGTTATAATTTTTCCTGACTTATCTAGTGTTAAATTTCCTCCTGTTAATGTTTCATCGTTGATACTCCAGCCAGCAATAAGACCCTCAGTTGCATTAATTCCGCCCTCTAAATAAACACTTCCTGATGCCCACATTCCAAAACCACTCAGTGTACCACTACTTCCAAAAGCAGCATTTGCTGTAGTTATCCCAGCTAAATTACCTGTTCTCACTGCAACATTTGTAGCAGACCCTGAAACACTGAGGCCATTAACAATATCCATATATGGACCATTTGCTGATGATGCATCTAGTAATATACTTCCACCGCTTATTTTAACTACAGTGCCGCCCACTGTTAAATTATCTATATCACCCTCTATATTATCAACTGTGTACCTTGTGACACCTGACTGGGGAGTATCAGCAGTAACTGCTGCAATATCAAATTTTACACTATTGATAGTACCTGAGCCGGTTATATCAGCAGACTTGAACCATAGACGATCATCGGCAATAAATGTCGCAGACTTCTCATCAATAATATAAACGTAATTTGATGCACTGACTGATCCGGATATGACACCACTATCGCTAATATAGAGATAACCATTCGTAGCCTTAACAGTCCCCTTCTGAAAAATATGTGTCTGAAGAGTATTGCGGACTGTGATATTATCTATCTCAAGATGAGAGCCTCCATTAGTTGTATCATAATCTATTCTCCACCCTGTTCCCATTATTCCGGAGATGAATGAATTATAAATAGTATCGCCGGTTCCATCTAATATGATGTCCTCGCTGAATGTAGCATCTCCAGTAAAGTTTCCAGTTGTACCTGAGATTGCACCTCCAGTATAACTTGTTCCAATAATTGCGCCAGTAGATGTAATTGCACCAGAGCCGATGGTTTGACCAGTTGCTGTAATAGCGCCAGTAGTAGTTAGTCCAACGCCGGTAAGTAGTCCAGTAGAAGTAATTGCACCAGAGCCGATTGTTTGATCAGTTGCTGTGATAGCACCAGTAGTAGTTAGTCCAACACTGGTGACTAATCCGGTTGCTGTTACTGTACCGATTCCCAATGAAGCCATGCTTGACATAGCAGTGCTACCATCTCCAACAATATCTCCATTTGCGTTTATGTCACCAGATACTGTTAAGTCATCATCAATTTGAGCATCATCTGTTGAGTAAAGATGTTCTGCTTGAACAGTACCACTAGCAGTTATATCATCTGTTGAAGTTATTTGTTCTGCTTGAACTGTTCCGGTTGCTGTTACTGAACCAATTCCCAATGAAGCCATAGATGAAATAGCAGTGCTACCATCTCCAGCAATATTTCCATTTGCGTTTATGTCGCCACTAAATGTAACAAGGCGTTTGTATTCAACCTCAGGTTTGGCATATACAGTGGTATCAGTAGTATAAACTGAGCTTATGGTCATAGCTTCCATATTGGCTCTATCAACCGTACCAGCACCCAACCACCTTACGCGAACTGTGCATACGTTCTGCGTTGTTGATCGATGGACGAGTGGAACATAATACTTAAAATTTGCTGAATCAAAAGACCATTCACCAATAGCAAAATGGTCAGCAGCTGTGCCAAGTACTTCAGAATACCTTGATTCATTAGTGTAAAAAGCACCATTATAAAGCCCTACTCCAAATGTCTTAGTAACTACCCCCGGAGCATTGGCGTGCCAATAAGAACTCGCTATTGAAATCTCACACGTTCCCCAAAAAGCTCCGCTTACTGGTAATTCAATATTTGCTTTTTGATGGTCGTCAGTTTCAGCTCCTCCTAAAAAGGTAAAGGTAAAACTTTTTTCAGCTGAATAGACACCTCCAATAGTTCCTGTTGAAGCAATATTCCCACTAAATGTACCTGCGTCTGCAGTAAGTGTTCCTGTAAGAGTAGGACTTGCAGACAATACGACATTACCTGTCCCTGTTGAAGTTGTTACACCTGTTCCGCCTCTGGCTACTGATAAGGTTCCAGTTGTTCCAGCTACTATTGGTAGACCAGTTGCGTCTGCTAACGCAAATGCAGGTGTGGCATCTGAGCCGCCGAGTGATAATTGTATTCCACCGTAAGACACTGTGCTGTTTGATAATTTACTATTAGCAATTGAACCAGCCAACATGGCATTAGTAACCTCAGTTGAACCAATAGATATTGTTACATTACCTGTTGCTCCGCTTACATCGATGCCATTTCCCGCAACAGCTGTTGCTACATAATTTCCTGTTGTACCTGTGCCTAGTGTTATTTGTCCACCACCTGCTGCATTAGCATGAGTATGCGTCGCGTTTGCAAAACTTGCTATTGTTGGTGTTGTTAAAGTTTTATTTGTTAGTGTCTGTGATAATGTATCTAAGACAACATTGCCGTCTGCATTTGGTAATGTAATTGTTCTATCTGCAGTTGGATTTGTTACACCTAAATTTGTTTCAAAATCATCTGATGATTCGCCTTCAAATGTTACTGAACTGGTTACGACAAGTGTTGCAGTATTAACAAATGTCTGTGTTCCGGAAATGTCTATATTGGGAACTATTAATTTTTGTGTGCTTGGATTATACGTGAACACACCTGTATCATCTAATAGCGCATTAGATCCATTATGATACGGTATAGCAAAATCAGTATTTGTAGAGCTATCATCTGTAACAGTTACAGCAGCTGCTAATGTTGCGTTTGCTGCAGTACCAGTAGTATTCTGATTCCAAGTTGGAACGGTCCCTAATTTTGAATAAGCAATGGCAGCATCAGATTTTACATCTGCATCGATAATAACGCCGGCAGCTATTGTAGTTGCATTTCCTACAGAAGTTACATCTCCTGTCAAGTTAGCATTAGTAGTTACTGTGGCTGCATTACCAGTGGTACTTTGATTCCAGGTTGGAATTGATCCTAATTTAGAATAAGCAATTGCAGCATCAGATTTTACATCTGCATCGATAATAACACCGGCAGCTATTGTAGTTGCATTTCCTACTGAGGTAATGTCCCCAGTTAAATTAGCATTAGTAGTTACCGTACTTGCATTACCTGTTGTAGACTGATTAAATGTTGGCCACGTAAAAGTGCCTGTAGAAAAATCTCCAGACCCTGGAGTTCCCAATACTGGTGTTACTAATGTTGGTGAATTTGCAAATACTAATGCTCCAGTTCCAGTTTCATTCGTTACTGCTGATATTAAATTTGCTGAAGTTGGTGTTGCTAAAAATGTTGCTACACCACTCGCCAAGCCACTAACACCTGTTGATATTGGTAAGCCAGTTGCATCTGCTAATGCAAATGCTGGTGTTAGGTCTGAAGCACCTAATGCAACCGTAATTCCTCCAAAATTTACATTATCTGATGCTAATTTTGCAATTGGAATTTCATCATTATCAACAGTGATATTTGAAAAATCTGTGTAATAAGTTCCCGTTTGTCCATCTAATAAATCTGCATCTAGTCCGCTTCCAGCGCCATCAACTGTTTTGATTGCTGTTAGTATTTCAGCGGCAGTTTGATCTGCGGTTGCGCCGGATTCAACAGAATCTAATAAAGTTTCTTGAGCATCTGTCATTAATCTTTTGTTTGATGCATCTGTAAAATTAGTAGTTGTAAATGTAGGTGTTGCTCCACTAACAACTGATTGGTTTAATGCTTTTACATCTGCGATACTTGTTAATTCACTATCCATTAACGCGCCAGCATCTTCTACATTTGTTGCATCAGTTACGTCTGCACCTGCTTCAACTCCTGTAGTAGCACCAACTGTCAAATTTGCGGCCGTTCCACTAATGTTTGTACCAACTAATGTACTTGGTGTTCCTAAATTTGGTGTTGTTAAAGTAATTCCAGCAAGTGTTAATGCAGCATTTGCTCTATTAAATGCAATTGAAGTTGTCCCAATGTACATTGTATGCGCTGGTTGAAGTGCGGAATCTGCTGTTGATCCTTGTGTTGAAGTTGCGTATGCAGTTGCTGCCGTTATTGCGGCTGTGCCTAATCCTAAAGTTGTTCTTGCATTTGAATTAGCCACATCATCTATAAGTGATGCCCCAAATGTGGAGATTGTTGTACTTGCAGGAAGTGAGAGTGTCTTAATATCTGCATCTACTTCATCATCCATCAAAGCTCCTGCAGATCTGACATTATCTTCATCAGTTACGTCTGCGCTAGGTTCTATTGCGTATAGATAATCAAACATCTCATCCGACATTACGCCCCAATTATCCGTATCAGCTAACGGTAGAACTGCATTAGTACCGTCACTTGAAATCACGTCTAACTTAGTTCCATTTCGGTTCACGCTTAAATTGGTGGTAACGTTATGATTTACGTCAGAGACTTTGGCATTGTTAACCTCATGCTCATCGAACATTTCATCAGACATTACGCCCCAATTATCCGTATCAGCTAGTGGTAGAACTGCATTAGTACCATCACTTGAAACCACATCGATCTTTGTACTATCACGACTTACACTGAGGTTTGTTGTTACATTATGATTTACGTCAGAGACCTTAGCATTGTTAACCTCATGCTCATCAAACATCTCATCAGACATTACACCCCAATTATCCGTATCAGCTAACGGTAGAACTGCATTAGTTCCATCACTTGAAACCACATCGATCTTTGCGCCGTTACGACTCACGCTGAGGTTAGTTGTTACATTGTGGTTTACATCTGAGACTTTAAGGGTATTTGCTGCTACTGCGGTGTTATTAGCTACCTCAGTATCAAAATCACTAACAGCTGATGCGGCTATTTGTCCGCCAGTTGTAGAACCTGCATGTGTATGATTTGCATTTTCCCAACCAGCTGCAGCAATAGATGGTGTTGTTAAAGTAATTCCAGCAAGTGTTAATGCAGCATTTGCTCTATTAAATGCAATTGAAGTTGTGCCAACATACATTGTATGCGCTGGTTGAAGTGCGGAATCTGCTGTAGTTGTTGTCGATGTTAAAACAGCATCTCGTGTAAATATGTCTACTCCGTCTACTGTGCCTGAAAGTATTATATTGCCAGCAAATGTAACGTGTTCATCATCCCCAATAGTAATCACTGTCTGATCTGCATTATCGTCTATTCCAGTAGATGTAAAACCTGTTAGCGTCCCAGTGCCAATTACATCATCCAATGTGTCGAATGGTAATATATGCGCGTGATTACCCCTTGCGTACTCATCTGTATTACCTGCGAAAGCGTATGCTTCTACTGTGTTTGGATCAGCGTCATATGCTTGTAATTTTGGTGCTGCAAAACGGCCGAAAACTCCTGCACCTCCCATTGCAGATCTTCCTGTTACAGACTTTCCAAATGCCATCCCACCTTCATTAGAGCTTCTCATATCCATGCCAGCAGGCGTCATTTTTAAATATGAGTTTTCTGATTGGTATAATAGGAAGCCTGTTTGTGAAATTTGTATTTTTGGCTGATCTTGAACTAATCTAAAATTATCAAAACTTAATTCTGTGTATGGGTACTTTGCGCTTTCTGGTTTGACATTTGCAGCGCTTCCTGTGACTGGTTCTGGAAGAAGACCTGCGCCTTTCATGTACTTGTATATAGGGTCTAATTTTAATTCTTCATACAGATCTTCTGATGTTTTAAATTCTATATCTGAATTTATTGAACCAGATAATACTATTCTTAACTTATGTGTGCTTTCAGGTAGCTGATTTGATGATTTTATTGATGTGTATCTTGTTGCTAAATCATATGCTCCAAATCCGTCAGATCCGGTGGATGCTGGTATAAATTGCTTCCACTCACTGTCCCCTGTTGACCAATAATCTACCTTATACTTTTGAGACTCTAAGCCCCTATCATATCCGGCTCCTGCTAATGAGTGCGACATTTTGCCAACAAACGCAAATGAAATTACATTACCGCCAACCCAAGTATTTGACGCTTGACTACTAGCACTTACTTCTTGTATTAGAGTATATTGATTTTCATCAATATCAGCTATTTTAGCTGCAGCATATGAAGCAGAAATACTAGCATCACTTGAACTAAGTGCTGCAATAGGTGCTAAATATCCGGGACGAACCACATCAAAAGTAGAATCTCCCACAAGTGCTTTATTAAATTGTGTAAAGTTGGCTCCTGTCCTCTTTGTTATAGAATGAGAAACAGGCCCAATAGCACTAAATGACCAGCTTACAATGTCTAGTGGTGAAGCACTTGTTCCAACATGATAACCATCAGATGAAAAGCTATTCAGTGGATCATCTTCAAAGCTATCATTCTTTGCCTCATCTGTCGCAGCCCCTATTTCATATAATGATCCTGAAATAATTGAAACTACATCATTTTGGTACTGGTCACGTATAACAAATCCTGGTCCACCCGTCCCATCAGATTTTGCTAATCTATCTGCAAATATTTGAATATCTTTATTGGAAGATTCAATTGACGCAGATGTCATTGACCACCCACCAATAGTTCCTGCTGATGCTGTTATTTCACCAGCAGTTGAAACAAAGAAATTAGATGCAGATATTTCTCCACCGTCTAATTTAATAATTGGGACATTATTTGTGCCACCTGTAGCATGTAAAAGTAGCTCTCTAGAATTTCCCAATGACATTGAAGCCTCTGGGCTAGACAATGTAAATCCGGATGATGAAATATTTAAATCAGTAACATCTATTTCTATGTCTGATCCGGCCAATGTAAAGGCATCATTAACAAATGAAAGAAAGCTACTTGGATCACCTAATCTAAACTCTCCAGATGATGACATAAACACACCCGTCCCACCAGTCAATGTTGGTGTAGTGCCTAAAGCAACTGTCCCAATAGTAGAATTAATATCAAAATTATCTGTATCTAATATAAATGATGGTGCCGCAATTTCAACACCTGACCCAGATATTTTTGCAGCAGATGCTGTTATTTGACCACTTGATTTTAGTCTTAATTTATTGTTTGAAGATGCTATCTCTATAGAATCGATATCAAAATTAGCTATTGTTCCTGTAGTATTAGCAGTTATAGTATTTGCTACAATGTCACCTGTAATATTTGCCGCAGATGCAGTAATCTGTCCTGCATGCGTCACACTAAATGCCGGTGTTCCACCTGTCCCTGCTGTGAAAGCATGAGCTTGTCCTGCTGGGTGCATTCCGACACCTGTTGATGTTAAGCCTGTACTTGCTACAGTAAAATTAGCTATGTTCCCTGCTGTAGTTGCAGTAATTGTGTTAGCTGTAATGTCACCTGTAATATTTGCTTCAGACGCAGTAATCTGTCCTGTCGGTGTTACTTGAAAATCAGAAGACGATATGAAAAATGAGCCATCTGACGCGCCATCTAAAAAGAATGACGTTCCTTGTTTTAATTGCGTCCCATTAATCTCAAATCCAGCTATTTTACCTGCTGACGCAGTCATTTCACCTGCTGAAGAGACCTGGAAATAAGATGATGATATTATATAGGCACCAGCTGGTTCAAGCTTGACAATATTATTATCATCAACAATACTAGTTGCTGATATTGACCAACCTGCTATGCCTCCTCCAATAATATCGCCGCCAACTGTAGTACCACCGGAAACATAAATGTCAGAAGCTGATACATCTCCTTTTGCAGATACATTAAAATTTGAGGCAGATATAAATAAGTCATTATTAGTTGCTGATGCACTTATAAAAAAAGAATCTGTGTAAAGAGCATCATCTGATATGTTGAATGCAGCTATTTTTCCTCCCGTAAATAACACATTAGAACCAGTAATATCTCCTGATGCTTTAACATTAAATGGGGCACTTCCTGACGCAGCTAATGATGTAGCACCAGCAAAAAATCTTGTATCCCCTGCTGATGATAATCCAGTATACGTTGGATCTGTAAAATAGTGTAATGTATTTGGTGCTATTGTCCAATTTCCTATATACCCCTCAGATGAAGTTAGCACACCTTCTATTTTTGCACCACTTGCAAATAATTGGCCACTTGAAGATATTGCAAAATCTGTGCCAAACCTTACATAATAACTTCCGGGGGTGAAATCTATATAATATCCGTCTAAAGGATTGCTATCAGGGCCCGCATCTGATTTATATAGAGCTGCTCCGTCTGCATCTAATGTAGCATTAGAACCACTTAATTTGCCCTCAATAATTTGCCAATCACCGATATATCCTTCTGTTGCTGTGACAGATCCTGACATAATAACATCACCAGCGGGTGTAAGATGAAAAGCTGAAGAGCTTATTTCTATATTACCACCTGAACCAGATATAAATTGTGCATTGGTGGATCCGACAAAAAATGCGTCTGCAATAACTTCAAATCTTGATGGATTAGTGCCAAATCTAAAACTACCAGACTCGCCAACCAATTCCAAACCAACACCAGAATAGTCATCACCAGAGTCTGGTAATACTGACCCACTATATATCATAAAGCCAGTATTTGAATTATCTTGACTAGCAGATGTGAATCCTTGATATTTTACTGATCTTATAAACCCAGATGCTATTGCACCAGACCCCCCTGTTTCCGGAATTGTTGAATTTACGCCGCCAAATTGTATTCCGGCGCCAATTGAATCACCGCCAACGTATACAGAACCACCAATTAAATTATCGTTACCTAAAATATTCATATTTTCACCATCAAACTTTACGCCATCAGGATTGTCAGGTAGGGAAGTAATAACTGTTTGTGATTTATTATTGTTTATATCATAAAATTCAAAAGCAAAATCCAAATAATCTGGTCTTGTTTGCAATGGGGGTACAGGTGCAATTAATCTAATGTATTCTGGAGAAAAATTTGTATCAGAATTTGGTTTTACAGATATTTCAGATACTGACCAGTATCCACCTGTAAATCTTAATTGTAAAACTGCTGTTCCATCGGAGTCTGGTGTAAATACAGTTTCGTATTGAGGACTTGCTGCTCCCATAACATTACCAGCAGAATTATTATGGGTAATCATACCGATAGCTCTTCCGTAACCTTGTCCAGCAAAAATATTATTTTGTGACATACCAAATGCAGATCCGGACATATGTGCTACTGCTTTAATTGTATTTTGTTGGCCCTCAGTATTGTCAGCAACTAATTTTATTCTTAGCTTATACTCTGTATCTGCTATAAAGTCTAACTTAAATGCATCTTTTAATTGTAACTTAATCCATTCTTCATCATCATCTGAAATTAGGTCAACATTTGATCCTGACATAAAAATTGAATCTGTTAAATACTCATTTGAAGAGTACGTTTGAACAGTAGTGGCAGATTCTACGCCAAACTTACCACCTGTTGCTGTCCAATACGTTGTTGCTACTGTATCAGAATTAAAGAACCCTATACGAGATGTTCCTGTTATTGATAGCGGATCAAGTAACAGCTCTGGCGATTCTACGGGTGTATCTATTATTTTTGACCAGTTACCAAATGGGCCATTATTCTTTACATAGCCAGCTATTCTGTGTACATCTCCAGAAAAATTTCTTAATTTAGATAATCTAATATCTGCAAATGACTTAAAATTTATGCTGCTAGTATCATACTCATGAAATTTTGGCCAATTAACTTTATAGCTACTTGGTCCTAATTCTGCTATACGATAAAAACCACTTCCTGAATCATAAACACCATAAGGCTTCTGTACTTCTATTGTTTTTTTGTTAACAACATTTGAAATTCTAGATGTATATTTGGGTATAACAGTGCTACTTCCTGTAGAGAATGATAAATTTACATTCGGTGCGTCAATTGTAATAGCACCCCCAACAATAGATGAAGAAAAATCAGCATCAGCTATTGTAATAGTATATCGCGGATCTGTTGAGTCATACTCTTCATAATTTCCCATTGGATTAAAACCGTAAACCTGATCTGCATAGGTTTGTACCTCTTGATAGTTATCACCATCGATAGAAAAATTAGATCCTTCTGTATTCTGCACAGGTGTGCCAATAATAGTTCCAACAGTTTGTTCATTTGAGCCTGTTGTTGATGCTGCCAGGGATACCTGACCTTTGATAATTTCAAAAACTTGTAATCTTGGTCGCTTAAAAAATCTTATCGGTCTATCATTCGGTATACTCTTATTAATTGTAATAGTTCTAGTATACTTTACATTATAAGTTCCTCTCCATTGATCAGGTATATTTTCATCAACTTTATCTGGATCTAATTCTCCTAATATTGTAAGTGTTGCAGCACCAGCAGCTGTATCTTTGTATACTTCTATACCAACCCTTACTCCGCCACTCTCTGAATAATTGTAAACTGGTTCTATATATACTGGGTATCCTAAGCTATCTACTAACTCAATTTTTAGTATAACACCATCAAGTAATGCAGGAGATCCCATTATTAACATTGAAGACTTTCCCATTGGCAGCTCAAGTGGTAGATCTGTTATATTAAAATACTTAGATAATAGTCCTTCTTCAGTTATAAATGATTGAATTTCATCTAAATCTTGTAAGAACGCTATTTTTTGTAGTTTGGCCATAGAATAACTCCGTGTAGATAAATATTTCACAGTGTAGATTGCAATCCAAATATTTAACTAAGTTATATAAAAAGTATATAATGCTTATATTTATTTAAAAAGGTGCTATATGAAAAGAGCTAGAATGTGTGTCTATTTGGATGTTGAATTATCTAAATGGATAAAAGATAATGCCATCGTCAACTATAGAAGTTTTTCTTCATTCCTTAACAAGCTAATGCTTGATTATAAGAGTGGAATGGAATTAAATAGTAATGTTAAAATACTTAAAAGCGAGACTAGAAAATAATCTTACTATGATTGTTTTCTTGTTTTATCTCAAGTAGAATATCTGTGAAATCACGCATTGTGTCAATATGTGATATTATAAGAGAGAATTGGTAGATATTCTTTAAATATTGGAATAGTTGATACAAAGAATTAAGATTATCTGAATCCATTGTTCCCCATCCCTCATCGATAGCTATAAAATTAGGTCTTGGAAGATTTGATATATTGGTTAAAGCAATTCTAATGGCTAATCCTGAAATAAATTTTTCCATACCTGATGCCATTTCTAATGCCCACGATTTATCATTATCGTAAGCAATATAATTGTTTATATTTTTTCCGTCCATATCAAAGATAATTTGGAAATCTACAATTTGTGATAGTATATTGTTAACCTCTAATTCAACCTTAGTTAAAACCTTAGATATTAAATCATAACTTACACCATTTTTATCTACAGCCATTAAATAGTATTTGTATGCTTCATATTTCTCTTCAAGATCCTTGACTCTATTAATAACCTGTACTATCTCTTGCTTTTTCGTTTCTAAAGCTGATTTTTTGCCAACATATTGATGAATATCATTTACTACTGCTTTTAATTCAGTCTCGACAATTGATTCAGATGATTTTTGATCATTTATCTTTAATTGTACTCTATCATTATGCTTAATATCTTTTTGGTAACCTTTGCTTCTTTTAATCTCATTTTTTATAGAGGTAATGTATGACTCAGTACTTTTAATAGCATCATTAATATCTTTTGTTCTAATCTCATACTGCTCAAAATACTTCTTATTATTTTCTAATTCTTTTGTTAAATCTAAAAATTCGCTATAAGACTTCGGTACGTCCTCATTAATTTGTATTTTATTCTCTAGTGTTTTTAATTTTGCAACTGTTGATGTTGCTCTTGTCTTATCCTGTTCTAGATCTGCTTTTGTTTTTATTGCATCTTTAACAAATACATTATTCATACAATACGAACATCCTGGATCATAATCCAAATTTCCCAGCTTATCTATTTTATCTAATTTATTTCTTACTTCAATCTTTAGATTATCTATTGCCCTTTTTGCCTCATCCCTTTGAGATACAATTAACTCATATTCAACTGTTCTATTTTCAATATCCTTGTATTTTTCTGATTTAATTCTATTAGCGAGGATTTCATCATTTCTTCTTGTTTCACTTAGTTCATCTTTTGTATTATTAAGTCTTTTTAATAATTCTACTTTTTTTCCTTCCTCTAGCTGCTGATTATCTTCTAACTCTTTTAGATCCTTAATTGTAGCATCAATGGGTTTCATTGTTCCCATTAAATCTAAAGTTTTATTCTTATATTTGTCTCGATCAATTTCTTTTTTGCTTTGAGAATCTTCAAGCTTTGTTATGACTTCTTTTACTAGATCTAGTTCAGTTTCAATATCACTTATTTGCTGATCATAATCTATATCTAAAAAATTCTTTAGCATTGACTGTAATCCACTAGATTCTTCTCTTGCTAGTTTGTATAATTGGTCAAAAATAGATAAGCCTAAAAATTTTCCTAATATCTCTTTCTTTTCAGTTTGATTTTGTTCTAGAAATATAGAAGAATTCCCTTGTGCTGAAAAACTGGTCATTATAAAGTCATCATATGTGCCGATCAATTTCCTAATATTTTTATTAGTTGAATTTCTTTGATCACCATTTAATGATACTTTCTTTCCATCTTCTAATCTGTAAAAATCAACATCTACACGAGTAGAACCATGCCTTAAAATTTTTCCGACACGCTTAATAACATATGAATCATTACCAACATCAAATTCTAACTCACAGCTAAAGTTTGATTTAGAATGGTTCATCACATTTTCTGCTTTATAAGCTCTTGTTGACTTATCAAATAAGCAATATGTTAATGAATCTAAAACACTTGACTTACCGCTTGCATTGGGACTAAATAAACCAGCAATTCCATTACATCTTTCAAAATTAATTACATTATTCTCACCGTAAGAAAACATATTACTGAATGTGAACTTCTTTGGTTTCCAGCTAATATTTCTAGAAATTTCTTCACCCACTATAGAACTACTAAGCTCTTTATTAATTTTCTTTACCTTTTCAATAATTTCTTCGCTAGCTGTTGTATTATTTATTAAATATTGTTCTATTAATCCATTCTGGACATCAGGATCAAATACATCGCCGAAATCAACTATAGATGAGTTGCCTGTATCAACCCTATACTCATCTTCTCGTACTATTGATACCTCTTTGATATTATGCCTATGCTTGATTATTGTTAATGCTTTTTTCAAATCAGAACTAGATGTATTCTTTACTTTAATTCTCAATCTAGCTTTACTTGGCAAATCATCAACTTTTGGAACAAGTCCGTCCTCTATGTGAAGTGTATAGTAACCGTACTCATTTTCAATTTCTTTATGTGTAAATTTTCTTTTCTTAATATCCCAAACAGATACACCATGCCCTTTTAAAGTCTCCCCGTGGTTTTGCTGTACTAGCGATCCACAATATCTTACAACTGGTTTTTTTATTTTCCCTGGTTTATATTCTTGCATTGTTTGCATCTTATGAATATCACCCAACATAACCATATCATAGCCATCAAAATCTTTTAGTTTAACAGCACTGGGAAGATAGAATCCTAAATCAGTTTGCGATTTGTCTACTGTTCCATGATATAACAATATTTTTGTATTTGCATTTATTGTAGCAGGATCTGGTAAATTTGATTCGTCATCTCTAACTTCTAAAACAGCAAAACCAACATCTCCTATATAGTATACTCCTGATTCATTTAAATAATGTAAGTTTTCATTTTTAATATTCTCTACTATTGGCTGAAGAACATCTAATCGTGATGGGTTGTTCAAATTACAATCATGATTTCCTGCAATCAATAATGTGGGACATAATTCAGATAATCGTTTAAATAATCTAGAAAGTTGATCAACTAATTCGGGTGACATATCAGTTTTGCTATGTGCTATATCACCACCAATGTAAACTATGGCATTTTCTGTATCTTTTTTTATAAATTCATATAAATTTTCAAATACCTTTTCAAACTCTTTATGACGTTGTAAATTTCTAATTTGTATATCTGAAATATGGTATATCTTTTTTAGAGTTCTAAATTTAGTTTTTATTTTCATATAATACTCTGTATTATTAGATCATAATCTGTTATTGCAGATTTTTTAGCTAATGCATGCTGCATATTTTTAAAACCAACATCAGAAGGATCACCTTCTTTTAATTTAACACAAGAAACATTTAAGTTCCACTTTAATAATTTTTTAGATATTTTTGTCATCATTTCACTAGCATCAGCATCTAATGATAAAATAACTTCAGGAACTTTGTTAGATACTAATTTTGCTAGTAAAGAATCCTGTATTGTTTTCCCTAAAAGAGGTATTGCATTTCGTTTTATTGTAATTGCATCAAAAACACCTTCACATAATATGACAGGCATATTCCAGTTAATATAAAGTTCAAATATAACTGTATCTTTGGGCGCGGGTGGATTTTTATATTTTAGTTTTGAATTATAGAAAGACCTTGCAATAAAATAATTTAAATTTCCATAGCTATCATATGAGGGTATAATAATTCTTCCTCCGTACTCACCATCAATACAATATCCTATATTATATTTTATCATATCAGCATTTGTAATTTTTCTGTTATGTAGGTAATGTAATGCTTGACGACGAGAGATGCTATTAGTCTTTACTGAAGTGGCTATGAATTCTTTAGGCAGCTGTACTATTTTGTGTAATTCTTTTTGATTAGCTGAATATCTACTAGTATTCTTAAAGATCTGACTTAGTTCTGAGAAAACTGCTTTTGATGCTTTTAGTTTTTTAGCAAGAGAAAATACAGATTTCCCTTTAGCATCACATACCCAACAATGCCACTGTTGAGTTACTACATTTACTTGTAACTTTTTCTTATGATGATCACAAAATGGACAATAATAAACTATTTCATCACGTCCGCCATCAGAGCCTTGACTATTAAATGCTGTGTTTAGTATACTAAGTAATCTTTGTTTTATTTCCATCTAGTAAGTCTAAAAAATCTGTGATTTCTACAGTAGCATAGATTTTTGATTTGTTTCTTTTGAATATTAGCAAAGGTGTCAATCCTTCACAATTATTTTCAGCCTGTTCTAAGCTTTTCCATATATTAAGTGCTTCTTGATTTTTACATTCAATTGCAAATGGAAATACCTTTCTAGCTGAGGGGGATAGTTGAACATCCATTCCATGTTCACCCATTGTAGTTGATTTAAAATCTCCTTCTTCTAAAACTGAAGAATATTTTTCTTGTAAAAGTTTTGTAACTTTATTTTGTAACCGTTTACCTTTAGCTTTAGCGCTTCTTGGTCTCATTTAGTTTTAAACCTTAAGTTTAAGTTGTTATAAGAAGTTTTTATTTTTCTTCTTATTAGCTTTAGCTATATTAGTAGTTTTAAACATAATATGCTTGTTCAGAAGGAACACTAATGCCACTATTACCAGTGTCCATCTTACAATAGCTAAAACCTCGTACATGTACAGATATATATATACTGTCTAATTTAGAAAAGGTTGTATTTTTTTCATATATTTTTTAGAATTTTTCTCAGCATACTTTTCTGCTTGCTTTTCAAATGGATTGTCCCAGTAGAAATCCTTACCCTTATCAACCATATTTTGTCCTGCTATAGTATAAGTCTCTTCATAGCCATCAGCACCTAATTTTTTTCTCATTAATGCATGATCACATTCATGCAAAATAGATTCTACAAAATCTTCTATAGAATCCTGTTGTGGATTAATTGTTATTGTATCAGAAATCCACTCATAATCTGCCTTATTGTTTGATCGATCTATTTCTACTTTAGATTTTAATCCATGCATTTTAATTATTGCCTTTGTTACATCTATCATAACACCTTTTTTCATTTTAAAACCCTCTGTAATAAATGACTCTTTATAGTCTTTAATTTTAACCGGCATATTAAATCCAAGTGCAATACCCATCATCATTCTACTATTACCTGACATTAGATACATATCACTATTTTTATCACGTATCACTAGCGCAGGCGGTAGATTTTTACGATTAACAAAACCATCTAGCAATCGTTTCCAATCTCTCCCGTAATGTTTCATTAACTTAATACATGCAGATAATCTTAATCCCTTAGAGCTATAACCTAATATCTCACCAATATCAGTATTTTTTATTTTTACTAATTCATTAGCAGATAATATTTCAACTTTTGAATCCTTAATAAAAGATGTTATATCTTCTTCATTGGAAAATAATTTTGGTGCTGCTTCTAAAGTGCGGTCGTTATCAAAGTACTCATCATGTTCTGAATCAATCTCTTCATCAGAATATTCTCTGTAATACTTGTAATTACTTAGCACCTTTAAATTTGCTAAAGAAGCCTTTTTTCTTCTTTTTGCCTTTTTTAATCTTCTTCTTCTTACTTTTTTTCTTTTTCTTTATTTCTTCCATTCCAGCTTTATCGCTATACTCCATAGCGGGTGCTGGTGTAACAGATAGAAATATAAAAGCAGAGAGTAGTACTTTAAGTAGATTTTTCATTATAGTATCTCCTTCATTTTCTTATCAATGGCACCTATTATGCCACTAAAATCTTTATATGCTTTTTTAATTACCCCAGGTTTCTGTTTTTTGATACCTTGAAGTAGTCGTTTAAAATTTGTAACCATGTTGCTTCCATATATTTGTAATAATACATAAGCACGCTCGTCATCATCCATTTCGCGAAGCTTTTGTATTGCTTCAGATCTTTTCATTATCTATCTTTATAATAATCTTCGAAATCTTTTAAGGCACTCCGCATATCAAACTTTTGTGTTTGTGTATTGATATTCTTTTTAATTGCATAAAGAAAAGCAACACGCAAACCTGGAGCATTAAAACTGGACATCATGCGATTAATATTATCAACAGCATTTGAAACTCCCTCAATAGTATTTCTTAATGGCTTTCTAAGTTTTTTAGCTGTCTTCATATCAGCATCAGCAACACCATCTTCCTCTTCCATTCTCAAAATGTTCCTTTTAAGCTCAGCTTTAATGCGATCCCGTATTGCAGATCTAAATTTACTTTCCTTCATTTTAATTTCCTCTGTCATGCCAATTAAACGATATTTTTCAAGAGTGCTCACCACTTCGTCATCAGTTATTGATAAGTCTTGTGATAATGATTGAATAATCTCATAACCTCTAGCACCTGCCTTTTTAGCACGTTTTATCATGCCCTTTAGTTGTGATTTTGATAATTTGATCCCGGGCTTAGGAAGCGCTTCATCTACAGATTCATTTGCTTTTTTTATTAATTTTGCAATTTTAAGAAGTGTTTCTTTATCTTTTTTAGAGATCATATCAAGTTGTCGATCTTTTGCAATTGTTTGTAATGCTTTTTCGTATGCTGCTGTAGATTCTAACATTATTATCTCACCTTCTTTAATAATTTGTCTACTGCCATAAGCAGCTTCTTTGACATTTTAGGATTCTCAAAAGCATCATCAGCTTCATTAGAATAGACAGCATCTATTAAATAATTTACATCTTGCTTTGCGTGATTTAAATGACTTATGAGAGGTGAAGCAACTTCTTTTACAGATTCATTTGCAGCTTGAAGTGCTGCTTTTACTTTAGGATCATTAGATAAACCTTTTTTAATTTTATCAATAAGCTTGACGGCTTTTGTCATATTACCAGCGTGTTTCTCAGCCAGTCCAATTGCATACTTAATCATATTTTTAGAAAAGCCTTCATTAGTTACAAAAGCTTTAGCAGGATGATAATCAGAGATATGACCCTTCTGTTTTTTACTATACAAATGCGTATAAAATTCTTTTAATATCATGACTTTAATTTTTCATATTTTTTAAATTTTGTTAAAACTTCAAGTGGCTTTTTCCACATGTGGATGAATCCATTGAACGTACCCTGACCTACATCTTTTCTAATTGCCAGAGCCCAAGCTTTTTTATTTTTATCAGGAATAGGCTTTATTTTCTTTATCTCTTTTACAAAAGTTTGATAAGAATCTATAAAAGCGCCAAGATTAAGATCAGCTTCACCGTGTTCCTCTCCACCAAAATCCTTGTAAGGATCTAATTCTTCTTTGCGTAATTTGGATTTAAATTTTACTATGTCTCTGACTAAGTATCTCATTCCATAATGTTTTCTTTCACCGGGGCTTAATCTTTTATTGCTTCGTTTGGCCTGATTTTTAGCTTCATCTTCTGAATCGAATGAATATCTTATTGGCAAACCATCTACAGCCCATCCTCTTCCACGCGAACCAATGCTACCACCCTTCAATACTACAGCCCATTGTTTTTTTATATCGGGCTCATTTTGATATTCTGTTAATAAATCTTTTAATTTGATCATATCTAGCTCCAGTGTCTCATAATCCACGCATGAATTTCTTTTGCTTCTTTATCAGACAATGCTCTAAATACTTCTTCCAATACTTTTTTCTCAGATCCAAGTTGATCAATAAGTTCATCCATCCAACCTAATCTTTTATTTACGCCTTCTTTTATGGTGCCTTCTATGGCTTGACCAGATTTTATTTTATTTACCATTGATACTATTTTTCCTGGTTCAATATCTAATGCATCTATTATACCGGCTAAAACTGCCATTTTTCTTTTACGATTTAGGCCTGTTTGCTCTAAGGCATCGACAAACTTTTCCATAAATCTCTTTACATTTCCAGGTAACGAAGTTCCACCTTCATTTACGGATTCGGATTTCCATCCTTTTTTATCTGCCATTTTTTGCAGCTTAATCCAAGAATCACGAAACTGACCTTTCATTTTACTCCATTGGGTTGGATCGGTTTTCTCTATGTATTTAAAAAATCTCCACACACCTTCCCAATTAGGTTCTACATTAATAGTTCTAGCTTCATTTAGCTTCTTTATGATAATGTGTTTTGCTCTTTTAAAAGTATTATTCACTATATAATCTCAATTAAGTTACGTTTAACTTTTGAATTTCTTCTTTAGCTATACCCTTAATAATGCCTCTAAGCTTATTGAGTTTTGACTCCTTAGCATCATCACCTTTATAATTCTTTTCTATATAATTAAAAAATTCTTTTTTCTTATCAGTGTCAAGTTCAGCAGGAGACTTTGCATCAAACTTAGCTAATGCGTCTTTAAAGAATTTTTGATATTCCTCTGCACCACCCTCTGCGATGTTAGTAACAATATGCTTTATGATTGCTTCGTTATAATAGGACATACTATAATCTCCATTTTCTTATAAATATCACGATATTAAAAATATATGCTTAATCATCAGCGTGTTCTAACAATTTCGTATCATCTTCTGCATTATTGAACCAAAAATCAATTACCTTAGCAAATGAACCAACAAATCCACCTAACATCAATAATAAAATTTCTTTCCAGCCACCCTGTACATCAACTCCATTGCTCATAAAATAAATCATAAGTGCAAGAATAACTGCAAATAAAGCGACAACAACAATACTAATATACCATTTTCTTGCTTGCCTAAATTTAATAATCCCAAGCAAATCTAAATTAATTTCGTGTTTCCTGTCCTCATGTGAAGATCCTTCTTTCATCTTTGATACTACTTTATCTATAGCCATTATTTGTCTCCTACGTAATCACTATCATATACATAACCAAACCAGCCACCGTAACCTCTATCAACATCGCGGGTCAAATCTTCCCAATCCTTAAACGTATTATAGAGTGACGGCTCACTTGAACTTGGATTATGTGTTTTCTTAAACATTGCATTTAATTTTTTCATCCTCTTGACAACATCATCGGCCATCGCTTCCATTTTTTTGACATCACTTTTTTTCGCAACATCTTCTGTCAATGGCTTAATGTTTCCTGATAAAAAGGTTTTTAATTTCATTTCAATTCTCTCTCGGCATATGGAATTGCGCTGGGTTGCCAGATATAATCTTTACCATCTTTCCAACCAATCATCTCTCCGGACATACCATTAATAATATCGTATTTTGGTGTCTTGCCGGCCAGTATCTCTTTCATACTTTTTGCTATAGCTGCTTTAAGTTCTTTTTTTGTTTTAGCGTGGACTTCATTACCGCGTACTATATCTTCATTTATGGATTCATAATATCGTGGTACTCCAATCATATCATACATAATACCCGCTATATCATAAAGACCCTTTATCAATTTAATAGTTTCTTTAGCATCTTCTTTTTTTGCTGCTATTTGTAATTTTTTTACTACCTTATCCAAATGTTTCAATCCTTCTGATATTTTTTTAAATCCCGCATCGTTTAAATCTCCGAATGCTTCATTTACGGATTCTTCTGTAACAAGACTAATCATTTTTTTAATTGGAAGTTTTTCAAGTTTCTTTCGATTAGATACACTTGAATTTCCATAGTCTAAAATTGCTCTAGCAGTTTGAGGATTTATTTTTACTCCATCCATATTTTTAGCTCCTGACCTTGAAACACTTATTAAAAATGTTTTCAATTGTCCCCAAGAAATAGCTTCATTTACGGATTCTGCCCACGGAGCATTTCTAATTATTGCTTTCATCCACTCTATTATCTTACTTTGTTTATCAAGTCGCCCAATATTCACAGATTTATTGCCAGCGTGATAAAATACACTGCCATACTTGTCAACACTCATTGAGAGCGTTGCATTTTTAGTTTTAAATTCTCCGGACCAAATTTCATTATGACCTTTTTTAGTAGCCTTGAAACTCTTTACTCGTAAGCCAGCTTTTTTCCACATCTGCATAAGCCCAGCATTAATTTTTAAATCCTGATTTGGAGTTAATTCTTTGGCTTCTTTTGTATTATTCATTTTAATTTTATGCCTGCTTTTTTAAGATGTGAGTGTATTCCTAACATCCAACTTCTAAATACAGCATCCATATCGGCTTTGCCATCATACTTATTCATAATTTTGAATATATCATTATTAACTTTATTTAAAGCCCTAAACATATCATTGTCAGGACTCTCTTCTATTGTTTCATCTAAAGCTGCATTACTCTGGTGCCCTTTATTCCAGCTACTCATTAATCCTATAAACGGAATAACTTGTTTTTTAAAATTCTTTAAAATTATTTTTTCATCTACTTTTTCACCGCTTATCTCAGTAGCAGACTTAGCTACATCCATCGTTGCATTTGCAAACTTTTTATACTCACCATAAAACTTCTCGTAAGCTTCGCTATAATCTCTTTTTTTACCTTCTTTCATTATATCTTTTAATTTTATCATCTCGCTACCTGTTTTACTTTTTCAATTGAACGACCAGCAAAATAAGCTGCATATACAGTCATTAATAAAGTTTGATATACAGGTACATATGCTGCACCTATTGTGAAAGCTTCCCCACCTATTTGTAGGTTACCATCAAAAATACTTAATACAGTAAACACAGCAGTCAAGAAAATTAATGTTAGCGGCCTGATATTTTTACTCAGCCAACTTCCGTGTTTCATATCAGCTTCCCATCTTGCAGATACTTGAGCTTGAGCAGCTTGTTCTGCTTCAGCTAATATTTTTGTAATTCTTTCTTTAGCTTCTGCTTTTTCTTCACCTGAAGTATGTAAATTATCAATAATTCCACCCACGTCTTTTAAAGTATCTCCTCCCAATAAACTTCCGGCAGCGCTAGTTAATGTACTTAGTAATCCCATAACTTATCTCCTTAATACTCAAAACCAAAGGGTTCAGAATTGCTTCCACCCTTTATTGCATACCACACATCTTTAATTCTGTAGTACCAAAATTTATCTGTTTCTAAAATCCAAAACTCACCCTTGGGTGTATTGAACGATTTATTGGGTCCAAATTTAACTGTCATTGGTGCACCATCATCCCACATCTTTTTAGTTATTTGTCCCTTGACATTTGAACCATCACCTGTAGCTTTATAAATACGTGACCCAGGATAATCTCCTTTCAAGCTTTCTAACCCTTCTGGCACGCCCTCTTTTAATACTGACTCAGCTAGCATGCCTATATTATCTCTTAGCTTAATCATCTTATTTAGGATTCTGCACGGGGTCTGGATAGAATCTGTCCAATTCGTCCCACCATTCTTTAAAAGCTTTTAGTGCGTTCCTATCACCGTGTTGTTTAATTGCCATGTGTGCCCCTTGTAGTGCATCATGTAACTTATCATAAGCCTTATCTAAGTCTGAGGCTTCGTTTATTTCACCTTCTTTTAATTTTTTATAATCATTAAGGGTTGGCAATTTATCACCAAACTTTCTATTTCCCCAATATTTTGTAGTGAATGATTCTTTAAGTAAATCTTTCAATTTTATCATTAGAATACGTCTCCTGCTATACCTGCATCAATTGCTTTTTTAATATCTTTTGGTGTTATATCGATCATACCGTCCATATCTGCTTTCCAAATATCTGCCTTATCACCGTTAATAAATAACGCAATAGAAGGAAAATTTCTCAATCTTAATTTTTTACAAATCTTTTTAGTATTTTCAGACATAGCTTTTATTATAATTGCTTCTTCATGACCGGAAACACTTTCAACATACTCCATGCCATCGCTTTCTGCCCATTTAGATGTAAATACAACTATAACCACACCATCACTAATTTTTTCTTTAAAACTCTTATCATTAACCTGCCCAAATAAGACACCTAACAATAATAGAGGCAAAATTATCTTTTTCATAACTAACTCCTATTTGTCCTTTTTACTTTTTTCAATCGAACGAATTTCTTTAGACATCTCTTTAATGGTTTCTTTCATTTCATCTATTGCATCATACGCATCATCCATATCTTCTTGCAAAGAACCGACCTGATCTTTATATTGTTCAAAAGAACGCGGCCAGTTATATCCCTCTGGTCGTGATGGATATTCTTGTTGATATAAACTTTCTAAACTTGGCAGTTCTTTTGCTTCTTGTATTTCTGCTTGTAATGCATACCACATTCCAATCAATGAAGCAAGACCAGTACCAGCTGCTACCATAGTTTGAACTGATAGTGTGAATTTAGTATCCAATATTTTATCTTCGCTTAATTCAATTGGTTCTTTTGGGCCTTCTATTTTTTCAACAATTGCATCATGATGTACTTCGTGACCATTCTCTTCAGTGCTTCTCATTATAACTTCTGTTATATCATCAATTGTACAAAACTGTTTAGCTACAAGTATCTCTCCAAGTGTTCGTTTATCCCCCTTGATTTGATCTTGTAGGGCTACATTCAATTGTCTCTTTGTGATTATGTCTTCATCACAAAGCATTTTTCCTATTTTGATATCACCGTTCAACGTTTACTCCCGTAAAAATTATTAGTTATATTATTACCTTTTTTTGCTAACCACTTTTTATGTTGTATAGCAGTTCTACCTTCTTCTGACCACTTCTTATTTAATGCAGCCCGTTTTCGTTTTCTGTCTTTTGCTGCTTTACTGGGCATTAATATTTCCTTTCCTAAAATCCTACGAATTGATAGTTAAGTCCAAATTTAAAATCATAAGCTGGCCGTTCCCAATAATATAAATATTTACCTTCTGCAAATACGCCTAAATTGTCTTGTATTTTTACACCAAATATGGCACCTAAATCATAATCATTCCAAGCCATTAGCATTGGCTCCATAAACATAAATTCATGCGGCTCCTTATTTTCGTTTAAATGTTTTTCATATGCTGCTCCATTATGATATGAATATTTATCATGTCCGTAATGATAGGGAAGATAATTACCCCAAGCATGCATCCACCAATTTTCTGCATAATAATACCAGTCAACTCCTAATACTAATGATGTTTCTTTCTGAAATCCAATATTCTTTTGTACATCTTTAATATAATCTTCTAACATTCCAGGAAAATGGTACACAAAAAACTCTCTGTCGGTATATGCGAATACATTACCATCAGCATCTCTCCATAACCAATCATGTCCCCAATACTCACCTTGACCATTCCAAAAAGGACCTTCTCCTTCAACTGGTACCCACTCACCATTTCTGTATTCTAATAGTTCGGTATGAATCCAATTTCCATCTTCATCAATAGCATTCACATCACCCCATTGGTTATCATCAACACCAAAAGCATCCTCAGCAAAATCCCACCATGAACCTCTATACCATGTGGTATCCAATATCATAGCATCAAATCCATATACTGGATGTTGTCTATGTTTAGCACCAATACTGAAATTGACTTTGTTTCCTAATGCTTCAGGCGTCCATTTAAATCTCAAATCACCTTGACCATAATTAATATCTTCCAATCCTAATTCTGTCCAGCCAAGCTTTGCAATGAACCAATTACCAACATATCTTATCCAATATTCTTGATTTAAATACTCATTTCCCCATTGGCGCCCTTGAGACCATTTAATTAAATATTCGTAACCCTTAACAGGTCCAAATGTTGCCATCTCATTTGTTGCTTGCTCAGAACCATCATACCAAGTACCACCATTTCCTGCGTTCTTAACACCTCGTTTTGGCTCATATTTAAACCTACCAATTTTTCTCAATCCAAATGATTTTTGAAAATCGGGTTTTAATTCCCCATCAGTTCTTTCAACTTCTAAATCACCAGTAGACAATCCCCCAACGATAGCAAATTTATCATCTTGATATCTTGGTGCATTTAAGCTAAAGCTAGCATATGCTGTAGAATATTTAAAAAACTTCCAAATTTCTGTTTCTGCAAACAAAGATGAGGTTAGTAGTAACCCAATACACATTTTCTTTAACATCTGTTTTCTCCTATTATATTAAATATCAAATCTTATTACAAAAGATAAGGCTAACTCAGGATCGTTTCTAATTGGTCTAGAAGTTTTTGCAATAGCTAATAGATCTCCAAAATCATTATATAAGCCTACTGTTGTAATGTATGGTGCAAAAAAAGAATGTGTAACCATATTATCAGCCGCAGGTGCTGAAGTGTATCCTGATGTTTTGTAAGCAAACTCAGCGGGTGCCAAAATTTGTCGTAATACATCTATATCGTGTGCTGAAGATGAAGGTATTGTTATGCTACCACTTCTCTCCTTTGTAGCACTTATATTCATTGTTCCATTATATCTTTCACTTGGAATTATACATGTATATTCATGTTCATAAATTGTTCTTGTTGAATCAAACTTTAATTTCCAACCAGTACCTCCAGACCCACCTGCTACATTTGTGTAACGACTACCTGTTGTAGAAATCATAATTAAACCATGATCATATGAGACTACACCAAGTGCAGAACCTGATCCATCTGCAGTCGGTGTACCAGAATTAAATTCTGTTTCGTATGCTGAATCATATAAGTTTCCGTAACCATCGTCTTTAACTACTATAGCAGAACCAAAAGAGTAATCTGTAAGCTCAATTGAACCAGACATTACTCCTTCACCAAAAATTTTCTGAGGTATACTAATAACATTAACATCATTATAAATTTTTCTTAAACCTAGTTCTTCATAAGACCCTGACCCAGATGTTGCTGGATGCCCAAATGGAATATGATTTGAATCTAAAACATGTTGTGGCTGAGGTGCATTATATAATCTATTATCTGAATGTGCAAATTCAAAGAAATTTAATTTTATTTGTCTGTATAACGGTTCTTTATAAACTTTAATAACTTCACCTTTAGAATTGGTGAATGTATTGACTGGTGATGTTGCTGTGCTAAATCCTGGATTCCCTATCATACTACCAGTAGTTGCATGCAAAGGCATAATATCTAAGTCTGTAGAAGTATCTACACCACCATAATACTGTACTGAAAATTGTTTATGTACTTCGTAAGGTGTTACTGCTTTATCTTGTTGTCTAATTGGTGTGAACATACGTATCCCATGTTTACAATAAATATTCTACAACAATTAAAATAAAATGGTAACCTTTGAATTAGAAGTCTAATCTTACTTTAATTAATGCTTCTCTACTAGATGATTTTAATATTGGTCTAGAAAGTTTAGCAACTGCTAACAATTCATTGGCACCGTTGTAAAGACCAACTGTAGAAATATAAGATTGTGGATCAGTTCGAAATGAAGGTACTGTTAATGTATTATCTGATGATGTAAAGTACGTAGGATTCTGACTATGATTATACATGTCATGATGAACTCTACAGAAATAATGTGTAGATCTTATTGATTCTTCCCTTCTAGATGAGAAATAAGATCCTTCCTGTATAGCTCGAACAAACCTCGCTGAATTATTATCATCAGCATTAGTACTGACAGCATAGCCACTTAAAAAAGTTGCCCCACCTAATGCAGTAGCATCAAGTATAACTACTCCTGATTCTGGATAAAACTTACCGAATGAATTGTTACCAATGCCCGCTGGTGATGTTGCAGTACCAGAAGCAATAGAGCCAGAAATTACATTAAATTCTCTTGTTGTGCTTTTAACTGTAGGATCACTTGTTGCACCACTGTTATCAATAAGTTTTAGAAAACCAAAAGCTGAGCCAGATAAATGTAGTTCCCAATTACCTGGATCCATTTTTTCTTTAAGTCGACCACGATTTATAGAAATTGCGAATATTTCTTGTGATGATGTAACTCCTGCATCACCATCTAATTGAAAGTATTCTGTATTTTGTGGTAATAATAAATTTCTAAATTGTCTATAAATTGCTTTTGATGCTGCATAATCTGCGTCGCCAGTTTTTGAACCGGATCCTGCGTAGTTACCGTAAGCAGCAGAAAATTGTACAGAAGCAGTAGCATCTGTGCCAACAGCTCCTTGATAGACATCTAAATAATACTGTCCTGTGCTTCCGCTCTGAACAGAAGATGTATGAAAACTAGTTAGTGTTCCGACTCCGCCTGACCACATCCCTGAAGACACAATGCTTATCTGACTTGTGATCTTGTCATTTTCTTCGATTGATGTAAATATACCTTGTTGTGTTGCCATTCTAAGCTCTCCTATTCGCTAATAAATATTACCGAATTTAGTTTTTATTTTATATCTTATTTCGGATTTACTGTGACCTTAACTTCTTTTGTCACCCCAGAATTTATACCAGTTATTTTTATTGTTACTTCTTGTGCAGTTGCAACATATTTTGATACCAATGTCACAGCATTACCTGTAATAGTTTGTGGACTTCCAATTGGTTTACCTAATCCTGGCTTTTTTGGTTTCCTAATAAAGGGCACATTTGGTTTTTTGCTTATTAGTCCAGGCGTTTTTCTTGCTTTTCTTTTCGCATTTGATATTAGAGCATCTGTATTTTTCTTAGATTTTGAAGATTTTCCAGATCGATTTTTTGTTTTTGGCATTATGTATCCTTACTTCTTACCAGATGATTTATCATCTGTATCTATACCAGATGATTTATTATCTGTATCTAATAATAGTTTTCCTCTCCAGATAGAATAATTAAAGTTTTGGTATTGAGTATTTGCCCATTGTCCATGTGCTGTAACGTTATAGCCTTTACCACCTGCCTTAATTGATTCAATTAAATATTCACCATTATTTTCTGGCCAGTAATTTGATTGTACTCGTATTACATCCTCTGGCATCGCATCAAAAACTGTATCTAGTTGAAATACAACTTTGTTATTTGGAAGCATGGTACCAAAAAGACCTTTAGCTCCTCCAGGCACAATTAAATTAGGATCATCAATAGGGGAGTCAGTTCCATCATCAGATGCAGATGCCTTATAGGCACCAACAAATAATTCTACATATAAATCATCTGAAAGTTCGAATATGTAATCTTCAACCTCACCTCCCATTCCTGCAGTACTTGGTGCTATATAAATAGATGCATTCTCACCCGATAACGAAATCGTTTTAGGGATACTTGCGTCCATAGTAGGTGTTTCTTTTGTTCCTGGCGGAAGTGTGATTAATTTATATTGTAATGCAATATCTGCTTTTTGTGATGCTTCTAAAATTGGCATATTTTCTATTTGTATGCCATAATAATTTGGCCCATTAGAATTAGATTCATTATATAATCTATAATCAATTTCATCATCACCTAACGCAAATTTTTCAATATCAAAGGAGTTAGAGGATAATCTCTCTCTTCCCTTGTTTGTTAAAATTGCATCAACAATCAAAGTAGATCTATCTAAAAATGCCATTAATTATTTCCCTTATGATGCGACATAATCCACAGTTACAGTAATAGCTCTTGTAGCGCCGTATGTTAATCCTGTAATAATAATTGTTGTTGTAGCACCTGATTGTGATTCCAAAATTGGTTTTGCTTTTAAATTACATGTATTACCATATACCGTTTGGCTCATGTTTTGAACTGTAGTTCCGTAGTCAACACTAGAAGGTGATGCATTACCATCTGCAGTTAGATATGCAATTGAAGAATTTAAAATTGTAAAAGAGTATCCATCTTCATCAACGGTAGCATTACCTGGGAGATTTTTTGAATTTGGGGTAATATCATTTCCACTTCCGGCTGATAGACTAGTATTATTCCATACAACCTTAATAGTATCTTGAATGTTATCGATACTTGACATTTTATTAGTCCCAGACTCTCTTGTCACCAATTTATATCTCATAGTAGTATTTGCGTTTGCTGTTGGCTCTAGCAATGGGAGTGATTCTATTATTTTGCCATAATAATCAGTTCCCAATGGATTTGTTTCATTCCAAAGCGAATAATCTACTTCATCATCTGCAAGAGCAAATTTTGAAATATTAAATTCGTTTGTACCACGAGCTAACAATTCACGACCCTTCTTTGTTAGCACTGCATCTAAAACTGTCGTAGCATTATTTAGATATCCCATTTTTTCTTCTCCATGTTTTTGTAATATTTATAGAACATTTCATCTAATAAATATACTAAAATTTAGTTTATTCCCCACTCAAATCGACAGTTAAATTACTATTGCCACCTTTTTTATCAACTGTGACTGAGTATGGATTTGTTTCATATATTTCTACTGCCTGAAAAACACCGTCGGGTGATTTAGCTCCATCATTTTTACATCCTTCATATGCTAATCTAAAAAGACCTGTATGACTATTATAAACAGATTCATATTCGCTTGCAACTAGCGATGATGAATATGCTAGACCTAATGATGCGCTTAATGATGAAGAATAAAAAGGTATTGTCTCTTGATTAAACGATGATTTTTTAGAACCAGTAACCATAGGTTGAAAATTTTCAAAGAATACAGCAGCTCCCCCACCCATATAAACTTTAGAATCAATATAGTCACGAGCTTCTGATAGCGGATCATCAAGTGGATCTTTGTTAAGTCCTTTTAATGTGGGCATATAAGTCATTGGCCCAAGTTCTGAATTAAATTTTTGGGTTTCATATTCATCTCTACTTGACTTGATTAAACCAGCTGATTGTAATGCTATCGTTGCATAATCATGTTGTGATGATGTTATTTTGCTCTCAAGTGAAGTATCATAAACTACACCAGTTCTAAATTCGTAAGAACTTTCAAATATTGGGACAACTGATGCAGTTGCTGATGAATAATTATTTAAACCGGTGGGCTCTGGGTATATTGCATTAATTTCTGCTGTTTTTGCTATATCTGTAAATATAGGGGGCGCGCCCATAACAACTTTTGGTCTTTCTAAAAGATGTGATTCTATTAATAAGCCAATATTCTTTTTAGCACGAGCCGGTGATAATTTTCTTATATGATCAAAAAGACTAAGATCATAATATTTTATTAATTTAATATAATCCCAAAAGCTTGATTGTGTTGTCCATTTTTTCCAATATGTGTCTGTGATTCCATCTAATTTTCCGTGGGTATACCGGTCCTCGTACATATCTCGCGGATCTCCAAGATACGATCCAAAATCTAGATCAGCTAATGATAACATGATGTCTTCATTAATAACGTCAGTTGGCGCAAAGAATATTCCCAGCTTATTAGAATCTAATCCTGCATTATCAAATGAACTTATTTCTACTCTTTCTGTTGGACTTAGTTGTGCTGGTGCACCATCTTGTGTTTTTAGTTGAGCACTTTCAAGTCTTATTTTATTAGCTTGAGAGCCAAACCCTATTTTTGGTACAAATGCTTTTTGTCTATCTGAAACATTACTAAAATTAATCTCATCTGCAAAACCAGAACCTGTAACATATATTTGTCCATCTGTGAATGTGTAATCTCTTAATCCTTTTGGGCTAGAATTTAAATTAATATAATCGTCCATAGATAATCTAAAACTTAAGTCATAGTATGATGAGCTAGGATTATTTCCATTGACTGCTTTTGGAGCAGCAACATGATTCCAAAATGCATCTTCCTTAAGTGGTGTTGACCAATATCTAAATTCCATCATAGATCCACTAAATTGTTCACCTATACTACCATCTGCATTTCCACCAAGATACCATCTATTCGCTGTAGCACTACCTGTTGTGTACCATCCTGATAATGTACTTCCTGATACTGTCATACTTCCTGATTCTTTTATTTTAATTCGATCCATTCCGGCATCGTAATATCCAAGAAACATATCAAAACTTTGTGTAGTAGCAGACAAATCATTATCAAAGTATTGATCAGTATAACTATCATCCATGGAGCCTGTTCGTCTTCTAACCATTAATGACCAGTACTCGTTATTATAAATTCCCTGATCAGTAATACTCATACTTTGCACACTGTCAGATCCGCTTACAAAAAAGTTAATTTGACCCTTGCCATCAATAGCCTGATCAGCAGGCCCTAGCACTGCTGTAGCAATTGCACCACTGCCATCAGGAATATTCTGATGTATTGTTATTGTGGGTACGCTAGTGTAACCAAAACCACCATTTGTCACAATAATTCCTGTAATTCTACCATTTGTAGGATTTACAGTCGGCGTTCCCGTGGCTCCTGTTCCTCCTCCACCAGAAAATGTTACCCAAGTTTCTAATGGCAAATAATCTGATCCTACCGCGTCCATAGTCACACTACTTATAGGAGACCCAACTGTTGTCTTAAGATAAATTGCCGCCTCTGTTTTGCCACTGTTATCAAGTTTATTTGCTAAAATTTGATTTGATTCTTTGGCAACTTTAAATCTCATTTCAATAGTATCAGGTGCTTTTTCTTTTGATGTATGATACCACGGCACTTGAATAGATTGTCCTCCCTTAAAATCTAATGCCTTAGTAAATTTCTTTTTAATTTCAAAATCAGGTTTACCTGTTGGTCTTGGCCCACCGTATTCTTGAATTCTTAATATTGATGTTGGAATACCGTATGCTGCAATCAATGATTTTAAACTTTGTTTTGTTCCTTTTGACTTGAGCATATAAGGCATTGTTGCTAATATTCTATTCCATATTTCTCGCGTTACATCTTTCTGAGATTTTTTAGTATATCTAATATTATAAATTCCCGTTCTAGAACCTGATTCTGCTAAACCTAAGTGATATTGGGGAAGCGACACAAGATCTCTACCTTCTATCATATTAAAACCAAGAGACTTTGCTACTGGCTCAACTAGCGCTTGTGATATTCCTTTTGTTACATCTTCACTTCTATCGTGTACATCTGACAATGCTTTTATATGCGTCCAAATAATATCATAATGGTGTCCCATCATATCCATAAAATGTAGAAACTCTATATTTTCCTTATCAGTATTGATATGCTCTGGTAAAAGATTGACTAATCTATTTCTATTATTTCTGTCATAAAGACGTGCTTTTGCAATTGAACTATCATACCATGTTATGAATGCTGAACTAGTAACAGAGTATAACTTATAAGGATTTGTTAGTGTGCCATCTCCGGAGCTTTTAGGAAAAGTATTTGCATAAAATTCCCCCATTGAACTTGTAATATAAGTAGAACTTTGAAAGTACATGTAGTTTTCAAAATCATCAAACTCATTAATTACTTTTCTAGTTGAAGTTTCCCACTTAATTACTTCTGTACCAGATGCACTTACTGCAGTACCCGCTACATTACCCAAATATCCTGTTGTAGTACCTGTCCCACACAACGATGCACTATTTGTTGTATACTGCTCAATATTAGTAATTTTTGTTTTAAAATTATTTATTCTCTTTTCTATAGAACTAAAATGAATAAAGTTTTCATATTGTGAATAATCTATATTAATTTTGGCATCCTCTAAGCTTCCACTTAAAATTCTATCTTCTAATTTATTCTTCACACCTTTTTCATTTCCAATTAAGTCTGTATGCGATTTATATGCTGTTGATCTATCTCTTATTGGTATATTTACGTCTGTCCAGTTTGGCTGTCTTAAAACTGTATCAGGAAGTTTTTCTTCAATAAAAGGATTGAGATCAATTTTTTCTCTAAGAGTGGGTGTGACTTCCTCAGCAATAAAAACTGTGTCTAATGGAGTAATCCCTGCATCAAGGGGTTTCATCAATTTGTATGCTATGCTTCCTGGGTATACTTCAGATTTTGTTGGTTTAAAATTTACTATTAATGATTTTGAATGATCATTAGTTATTAAATATGTGTATAAATTATCGGCATCTTTTGATCGATATCGGACAAAGTAATCATCAAAAATAGCTGTTTGTAAATTTATTGCATCTGGGCCAGTCATCACAGCACCAATCTCATTTCCATATTCTTCGTACGTTTTATTAAGAACTAATTTTTTCTGTGTTTCAGAATCATTTTGAACATCTAATATTTTTCCTTCATATCTTGCATAAATATTATCAGAACCGCTAGGTTTTGTTATATAGTCCACTGAAAATCCTGTGCTAAATGAAGAGTACTTATTTATACTGTAGCTTGATTCAATACCTCCTTGCTCAGCTGATGCTTCAGCATATGTTTTATCAACTTGAATTCTATTTTCATCAAAGATGTTTGTTATTGTAAATTCTAAATTATCTAATACTGCATTTTCCTGAACTTCCGGACGGAGCAATGATGACTTTATAATTGTGATTTCAAACTGATCAACCCAAATTGTTCCAAAGCTGCCATAGTGTCCTCTAGTTTCTATAAAAACATTCATGTCTAGTGCAAAAAAATCTGTAATTTCAATTTCAAAACCAACCTTTTCCCATTGATTATATTCTTCGCATATAGGATGATATATTGCTGACGGGCCGCTATTTAGTGCCTCTGTTCTATAAGACCTTTTATACAGCGTAACATTATCGCCTTCAACTTCATACTGAGTTGCCCAATCAATTGATCCTCCATCACTAATTGTTACCCAATCAGCTAGTTCTCTACTCCATTTAAAAATACCATCACTAGAAATATTTGTATTTGTTGGGTAGTCATCATAAGAAGGATACCAATCCTCACTTATTAAAAGTGTCCTACCGCCTACGACTCCTTTTGTCCTAAAAGCATTTGGACTCATATCATCTTCACCTGGCCACTGTGCTGCTTCTAATCTGGCAGTTGTCCAATATCCTCCAAACTCATGGACCCTCACAAAATACCACTTGAACGCTTCAGATTCAGATAGCGTTCCTTCGTCGGTAGTATACCAGCCACCATATCCAACTGCACTGGATCCTTCGTAACCATAAGTTTGAAGAAAATCAGTAGCAAGCTCTGTCCCCCATTGGTCACCAACTGGCTCTAAATGAGTCGGCATTCTATTTATAAATCCGCCAGAAGTTGAATAGTCTTCATAAAATACCCCAAAATCATCCTCACCGCCATAGTATAAATGAAATGCATTATCTTCTTCCCATACATCAGAATCAGTGACAGCTAAAGGATCGGGCGGAGCAAGGTCCATCGATGTCCAGTGATTTAATCCTACCCATAATCCTTTTCTTCCGCCTTGCTCAAAATCAATAGGATCAGATTTTTGCATCCAACTAATTTTTATTTTATCTCCTGAACGAACGCCATAAGATCCTAATGAGCCAATACCGGACATACCATCTCTAGGATTGTCAATTGAATGAATCCCTAAGTTTCTATGCGCGTAAACTGATTTATTAGCAAGTATATCTTCACTTGGCATTTCTCTCCCAAATGCATTACCAGCTGCCCTTCTTGCTGAAACAATTTGATCAAAAATATAATCTTGATAATTTAAATCTGGAAAGCACATTGCTACACCACCATTAACACCTTTTCCTGCACGCCATTGTGCATGATAACCAACATCTGCTGTGCCAACATACCAACCTGACCAGGATAAGCTCGAAATTCCACTTCCCCATCGTCTAATACCCATATCATTTGTAGTTCTTATTGATTGTGCATTTAATGCCTCATCCGGAAATGGATACAATAATGGATCGCCGCCGGCGTCTCTTTTTAATTGTGAGTATTCATACGCAGCAAGAAGTTCGCCACCTTGTGTTGTATTACCAGCTGGGCCATTTGCAGCAATCATATCCCATTCATAAATATTTTCAGTATCAATTTCTGATATTGTGAAAGCAGATGACAAGTCTAAAACAGGGTGTGCTTTATTTATAGTAAGTTTACCACCAAGCATCAATGGTGTAAATGCATCCCCATCTGTTAACTCACCTATAATTATTTTTCCATCCGGGTCATCAAATTTTAATATAGTATCTACTGCTTGTTCTACAGTTAATTCATCACCACTTCCTGCTCTATGAAATGGTGTTACAACAGTTCCTGCTTCTAATTGAGCACCTGCTGCCAAGATAGAGTGAACGTTTACATTACTCATATCAAATGGATCCCATATACCGTTTGGCTCCCATATAATTCTCATCATCATTTTCTGACTCAAGTTTGTATCTGATAGAGTGAATGTAAAACTTTGTCTTTCCCACTCACCTGTCATTAAAAACCACGGAGAATATTTAGTTGTACCAGACCGCCCCCACGGGTCTGTATGTGCTTGAAATCTTAATAACTCTCCTGCTGCACCTTTTAAATAACAACTATACGTCATTGTAAATTCTTCTGCTATTACTCCAGGAGGTAGTGCAAAATATGGGATTGTTTGAAAATTCATATTACCATGCACTGCGGATGATTGTGCTAACGGAGTACTTTCACTATAAGCACCACCACCCTCTGTCCTTAGAGTATTTAAGTATGTTGTGTCATTATTTATAGGATTTTGAAATGTTGCTTTAATTGCAAACTGTCCGGATGGATTTGGCTCTAGCACGCTCTCAAGTCTAAGTGCCTTCTTATCATCAACTTCTACAGGGTTGCCACTAAAAACTATTACTCCATCATTTGGCCAATTGCCACCACTTCTCCAACCAAATAACGAATCCATTGTCCTACCATGAAGCAAATTAGGGGTTAGTTGAAAAATATCTGTTGACGGCTCAAATGTTTCTACGTCTCTGATCTCATCAATTATTCTTTTGCCTATGAAATAAGCATTGTTAATTCTAATAGTGCCGTTCATAAAAGTCATTGGCATATTTTTTCCAGTGGCAAATGAAAGCATATTAGAATTTGCTTGGCCAAATACTGCATTTGGTGCTGGATCTTCATCTGGAAACCAATTTATACAATTATATGCTGCAACTCTAAAATCTTCTAAATATGATTCATCATCAATAAATGCGGGGGAAAGAATAACTTCAGTTCTGTCGCCGGAAATAGATTGTAAAATAAACTTATTCTCTTTGACAAATAACTTTTCTCCTTCAGCTGTACCTGACTCTATATCATCTTGAGAAGCATAAAAATATTTATTAGGCGCTTGTTCATAGTTGCCATTAAATATTTTATCATTTTCATTTACTAATATCGGAAAAGGACTACCCGCTTGCAATCTTAGAAAATCAAACTTAACTGAAAATCTACCTCTTCTAAAACCAAGCTCACGTAGCATATTACCTGCATTTATTTTTATAATAGCAGGACTACCTGGCATATCTGTAGAAGTGAATGAATTAATTTTATCATTCGTAAAATATTTAGATGAAATTAATCCACCATCATTACCGTATACACATACTCTAATTAAGTCCCCATTATCTGCACCAAACGCGACGTCAGGCCATTTAATAGAGCTATATGGTTCATTTTTTAATTGGTCGTAAAACTTAACATCTCTAAATGGTGCATAATCAAGAGTATCTGGTAATCTTATAAGATTGTAAATCTTCTCAGGTATATCTACATCTCTATTTAACTTTTGATCTACTAAGCTATAATTTAAATTTATATCTATCGCGTCAAGTTTTGAGATTGACGGGGCTGATAATGTTTCATCTTCATTAATATATGATGTGTTGGCTGCCATGTTTAAAACTCTTTAAAATCTCTATCAAAAATATCTTTCGTTTTTATTTTTGTACGGTACCTCCTTCTGTACAATTCAACGTGTAGTTTTTGATTTGGGTTAGCGTGTGATGTACCATCAGAAATCTTTTCGTATAATTGAATTACATTAGCAGAATTTCTAAGTGTATCCCAAAATTTCCCTCCACGATTGCGAAAAGCTTCGTCAGTATCATCAAAGTTTTGATTATACTTAACTTCATCTCGTGCTGACAAAGATGTGTAATGTTCATTTGATTCCAATTCTTTTTTTGAATAAGGCATTATCTTACAACCTTAAATTGATGTCGACCATCATAATATTGTACTGTTTTATTTATACCTGATCCTGATTCAATTTTAAATTCTATTCTATAAAATCTTTCAGGTTGTATACCTGCTGTTCTTAATTTAAAATAATTTCCGCTAGCATCACAACTTAGTTTAGATCCTGAATCATAAGGCACTATTACATCTTCTGTTTTATCATCTATTATAGAATAAAATGATGACGCGCTTGGTAAAGTATTGACTGCCAAATACTCTGATGTTGCTGAATAAGTCTTAGCAGGATACTTTTCTCTTCCTTTAACTCTGATATTTGTTAACGTACCAACCTTGTATTCATGATTAAAATTTTCTAAACTAATTTTAAGTTGATCAAGTTGTGCAGATGTAAGAGATGTTAGTGATCCTGTATTCCATGTTGAATCATCCCAAACTGCTTCTAATTTTGGAGGAAATACTGTATGAGTATCAGAAGAAAAGAATTTATACATCCCATAATCTATGCTGCTAGTTTCTTCAGTACTATCTCTTTTAATAAGAAAGCCATCATTACTTATGCTTCCGCTTATCCAACTATTAACAATTCCCGTCACATCAAATCTTGGATCAAACGATTTATTTTTATCAAAAGTATATGAGCTGGAGCTAGCTTCATACCAAGTACCGCCCAAATGAGCATCAACAGTTGCCCACTTAGATTCTGTGCTAGCTGTTCTATATTTCCATGACACACCATCTTGAGTTTGCGGAACATTGATCAATTTACCTGTTCCTTCTGACCAACTTTGAGATACTGCATTAGCATATATTGTTGTTGGATCTTTTACTTCAGTAGCGCCTGCATCATATAAATTCAAATAAAATTTTACATCAGACCCTATTTCTCCATTTACAACAGACTTAGAAATCTCTGTTAATGGAAATTGAATTAATGCTCTGCATATTGATTTAAATTGTGTAGAGTCGTCTTTAAATGTTTTTCCAACTTCAAGTATCTCATCTTTCCCTTGGTTCTTTAAACTGTCAGTGCCGCTAATGTCACTTCCTCTTAACAGCGTTGCATCTTTATCAGCAAAAATATAATAATGGGCCATTAATAATCTCCCAAAACTTTACCAACAATATCTATATTTGGAAACCTAACTTCAAATATAGAAGGATCAAGAGATGGATAAAGAATATCTTTAGAAGTTGCAGCTTTAACATTATAGATATTTCCTGAATAGCCGTTTTCTTTTTTAAATTTATTTGTAATAACAATCGTATCCTTATCAGGATTGTCATCAATTGGCGGAACTACATTATTAACACCTTCAACCAATGATATTTGATATGCGATGTCTTGTAAAATAATTGGCTGATTTACTTGCCATCTATCTATATCAAAATAATCTTTAACTTTTTGTATGCACTTCAATAGTATTTCATTTTTGTTATGACCCTTTTTGACATACAACGAAAATCTAACACCTAAGTTAATAACATAAGCATCCTTAATATTGATCGCATCTGTTAAGATTCTATACGGCCCAAGATAAGATTTTATATTTCGCTTTGTTGCTTCATTTACTTGAGTTAGTTTTTTGTTATGATCGTATCCTAAAACATAAAAATTAAGTGCCATCGGATTTTTCACACGGCCAGCTTCCCCCACAAGATCTGCTATAGAAACTTCTCCTCCTAACTTTTCTAATGTTGGCATATCAATGATGCCATCTTGAATTATACCTTGACCAACTTCTAATTGATCATCTTGAGTAATATAAACTTTTTGAATATTACCATACTTAGCAGGTAAATTATAAATTCTAGTAATATAATCTTCTTTTGAAACAGCTCTATTTTGTGCTTGAAAATATTGTTTTGTATTTTCTTTTATTTCTATTAATGTTTCTTCACCTCTTCCACCTGTTGCAGGAATAGAATTTGTCACAGCAAGAGAAGCTTCTGTTTCTCCTAGTAATCCTGCGTCTAAGCCTGATGCGGCTACTGTTTTATCAACGCCTGACAATGATGTTATTGATCCAGCAGGTACGTTTGCTTCTACTCCCCCACCATAAGAATATTGTATTGTTAGTGTTGTATTAGAAGGTGCTGTGCCATAAACAGATGTATTTAAAAAATTTGATGGATCCAAAGCTGCTGCATTATTTAAGTAATTTGTATTTGTAAAACTACTTCCAACCTGTGATGGATTTGGAATTATTTCTTCATCTGTAGAATTTGATGTTCCAGACCCAAATTGTAATTGTGTTTTTCCCTCTATTGTAATTCTTGTTTTAAATCTATTATTTGTTCTAGTTTGTTTAAGCAAGTATGGAGTGGTATCATTATATCCAGCTAAATTAGGATCATTTGTAGCAGTATTTGCTATACTCTCAAATATCAAATCTTGTGCTAATGATTCAACTTCATGCCACTTATTGCCATTTGAATCTATTACGGAAATAACTTCTAACACTCCCTTATTAGATAATGAAATTCTATCATATGCCTTTGCAGTAGAAAATGCGAATTGCTCTGTAGTTATTGTGCCACTTACAGCTCTTACTGATTTTTTCAAAAGAAATTTTGTAGGAGAGCTATCATTAATGTCATATATCTCAATAGTTGTAGGATCTAAAGAACTAGAAAATGCAAAATTAATTTGATCTAAAGTTCTAAAAGTCTTTGAATACTGACTAGATTCTACAAGGCTTCCTGCATTGATTGTGTATGCATAATCATAATTTGGTTTTGCACCATCACCTGTGCCCGTAGCAGGCACTGTTTGAAAAAAATCTAATTTTGTAGTTGATGGTGTAGCAATTGTTGGCTTATACCCGTATGATTGTGCAATATCATATATTGTTTTCTTCTCTTCTGCGTATGCAAGAAGTGATTCTCTAAATTGTTCATCAACATAAAATGATAAAACATCACCAACATATGATGCCATTTCTATAAACATCATTCCAGGAGATGCTTCATTAAAATCAGCATATGAATTTGGAAAATATGCCTTAGCATACTCTACTAAGTCTGATTTGAAATTATTAAAATTTTTATTTAAATAATTAACTTGTTTTGGCTGTAATTTTGTGCTTGCCATTTTATACTGTGTTCCTTGCTATGCGTAAAGAAATTGAGTCTGTTGAATTGTGACTATTTTCGATTTCATACGATAATGATATATGCAAATAATTGTTGTCTTCTTGTGCATCGATAATTAAATTAATAATGTGTACGTGGGGTAACCATATTGATACTGCATCATTAATCTCTCCTGCTAATTTTTCCTCTAGAGAAGGATCAAAATTCTCAAATAATAAATTAAAAATATTGCTTCCAAATTCTGGCTGCCCTAATCTTTCGCCTTTGACTGTCAAAAGTAAATTTTTTAAATTTGTTTTTGTTTGCTCAAGTATAGTTGATGAAGATGCAAAGAAACCATCTTTAGAATTCCGTATTGGAAATACAATTCCAATTTTAGAATCCGGATCCCTGTCTCTTGCTCTAGATGACGCAGTTCTTGGATTTTCCAGTGCCATTATACAATTTTACCTTTACCGCTGTTTTTACTTAATTGTGAAGTCATTTCATTTGTAACTGGTTGAAATGATCCACCAAGCTGAGTTGCTCTTGCCCTTGTAGTTAAATATCTTTGTCCTGAATTAGTGACAATAATTCCAATTTCCAAACTATTTTCAAGATCGTTTATTAATATAGTTTTTTCTTCGATCGATATATTAGAATTAAATAGATCTTGTAAAGTACTAATTAGCGGTGCAAAAGAATTTTGTTCCATTAGCGGAACAGAAGATAAACCTCCACCATCACCACCGCCCATAACAACATCAGCTTGTGATACATAGTCATGAAAGTCTTTAGCTTCTCTTTGAGCCTGCTCAACATTCTGTTTCATTTCTTGAATCTTGGGCTTTGTTTTAAGAAATTTATTTTTAGCTGTGTGCTCGTTTTTTCTATTAGCTATATTTCTTGCAAGTCTACTAACTTCTAGTGCCATGTTTCCTCTCTATTGCTTTTACTACTTTTGCTGAATGTCCACTAAAAGCTTTTTTTAAAAACTCCGGTGTATCAGAAGAAAACGTTCGTTCCGCTCCGGTAGCAGCTGTTTCTAATACTGCTTTTTGTTCATAGAATTTCTCTGGTGAATCAATTGCGCCGCCACCCATAGTAGGATATGCCTCAAACTCTTCACCTGTAGATATTCCGCCTTTCGTTTCATTTAAAATTTTATTTAAAACTGGATCCTTAGCAAGTTGTTGATTGTTTGGTTCGTTGCCAGTGTAATGATCAGCTGCATCAGCTTCTGATATTACTGCTGGATTTCTCATTTCCTCAATAACAATATTGATTTGTTTGGCAACTTCTTTTTCTACCATTTCTTTTACCACCTTTTTAAGTGCCATTATTGTATTTGCTTTCATTTGTGTGACCTCTTTTTTTCCTTATTAACTATAATTTGCTGTTTTTGTAAAATCATCTAGCTCAGTTAGACATTCACTTAAATCGAGAATTTGTGAGTCTAGCATTGCATCAATTTGATCTTCATTTAAATCTGCATTATCAGAATTTCCCATGCCACCTTCTCCACCAACAGACCAATCTCCTTCATTTGCATCGTATGGTATTACTGCAGGAGCTGTTAATGTTGAACCTCCTGGTCCTATTGCTTGACCGCTACTAAGTTCATCACCAGCATTTAAAGCCATAGCTGGAGGAAAATAATCATTTCCCATATCAGGGAATCCAAGATCCGGAGCTAAGTTAGCGTCTAAATTTGGTAGTCCACCTCCACTACCGGAGCCATCACCACCGGAGCCACTACCATCACCGCCGGCATTACTAGCATCTCCCAAATCTCCTAATCGTCTATCTACATAAACTCCACCTAATGCCTCACACTCTTCTTTATTTAAACCAGCTGCTGCTCCTCGATTCATTGCACATTGTGAGATAATTTTTTGCAATAAAGCAATCAATTGTGGTAGTATTTTTGATGCGTCAGTCATACTTTTAACAGCCATTTCAATTAATGCAGGAATCCCCATTATCATTTGGAGTGCCAGTAATAAGACTTGCACTGCCTTTAATGGAGCAAATAACCACATTAAAAGTTTTAGTGCCTTCTTCATTTTTTTAATTATCTTAGAAATTTTAGCCATAACAGCATTAATTCTAGCAATTGCTGCTACAACTCTTTGCATTATTTCTATCAGTTTAGAAACATCAGGTAATAATTCGCAGGCTTTATCAGGATCCATGTCTACTAATGCTACTAAATTTTGTGTCTTTGCAATAAATTTTCCTGTAAGTTGCATGAGCTCATTTATTCTTTTCTGAATATCCACCCACCAAGACATATCAAGACCAGGAATATCTAATTCTAAGTCTAATTCATCTAACATATCTTCTAATCTAGTTTGTCCTGGTGGGGATGTACCTGCTAACTCTTGCAAACTACAGTAAGCATCATCATCATCTTCGCCACTTGGGGAAACAACTGCACCATCACTTGATACAGAAGAATTTGTATCGCTTACTGTGTACGGTGCATACTTCTCTTGGCCGGTCCCATCTGTTATTTTCCCATTTATAATGAGATCGCCTACTTTTAATTCTGTTCCAGGTGCGTATACTCTTGCCTCAGCGCCCATCCCTTGATGAATAACATCAACACCCTCAGCATTTGCTGTAAAGCCGTCTTCTACTACAAAATCCCCCGGGCCTAATACTGTGCCTATAGGAAACATTTGCTCCATATTTAAGTCTATACCAAATACTTGTGCTGCTACTTGATTTTGTGCCAATTCAGCATCTGATAAACTTGTACCGGAGCCTGTGCCATCAGATCCTGCCCATGTGCCACCAGTTTTTGTTGCTGATCCGCCGGTAATCTGATCACCCATCAATAAACTAGAATCTGCTTGAAGGTGTCTTTTAATTGTTGTAATATTTTTACAGTCTAGTGGCATTATAATTCAGGTCTCACTTTTTGAGATACTTTAATATTCTTACTTAATAGTAGATTCCCAATACTTTCTTTTGTTGTAGCTGATGTCCATCCGCCTAACTTATTACCTGCAGCCATTGCCGCTGGCAACACCACAACACCTCCAACGTTACCAATACCGGTAAGGCTCCCTAAATCTTTTGCTAAGTTATCTAATCTTTCAATTAGTTGGGATAGAAAAGTTACTAAACTCTCACCTAATACTGCTGATTGTAAATTATCATTATTAGTATCTCCTAACTTTACCATTTCACCAATAATATTTGTATTTAATTTAGAAATAATATTCACTGTATTACCTGAAAATATATCTATTTGACCTGTAGTCGTACTTTCTTTTGTATTAAATATTATTCTATCAGAATCAAGAATAATTGCAGCTGCTCCAGCTGTTGTCCAATTAGTTATATTATCAACCTTTGGTGTAACTTTAAACTTAATATCTTCAGATCTTGTCATATAAAGTGATGCTTTATCAGTATCAATATCTTCTACTCTTGTTGATCCATCCGGGATTTCTGTGGTTGGCTTTGATTCATGAGAAATTCTCATTTTAATTACAGCATTGTTCGCGCTTAGTTCCTTGCTACCTCTTGCAGCACTTGTATGATAGTCCATCCCCAATCTTATTGACTGATCATTTCTACCATTTAGCGCCCAATCTCCTGGATATTGTGTGACCGGTCTTGGATTTTTTTGATAATCAAATCCCCCAAGATAATCAAAAACAGCATCTTCATTAACTTTCTGCGGTGTACTTCCATCCTTTTCAAATCCTGCCATTATATTATGATTTATGCTATTACTAAAATTTAGTGGCTGAAAATAAAAAGTTTTGCCACCATAATTAATAATATTTACCATCTCTCCAACAATAGGATATGATCTAACTTGCGCATCTAAAGGTCTAATCCAACTATTTGCAGGTGACTGTGGAAATCCTACTTCTGGTAATGCTACCTTAATACAACCAATATGGCTAACATCCTTACCCTCAAGATCATCTTCATTATAAATTACTTGTGTAACAGACGCTATTATTGTTTGTAATGAAACCATTGCTGCTTCATCAATGAAATGTTGCACAATTGCTTTTACTCTGAGTTCAGTTGCACCTCTATCAGTTAGTTGCATCGTGCTGTTCGAGTCCGTATTTGCCTTAACTAAAACAACACCGGAGGTGTTTAATGCATCGGTCATAATCTAGCTCCTGACGATATTATATTATGTTATGTTTAAATTAATGTCGTCTACTTCTTTTTGTAAATCTTTTGTAGCTTCTTCCAATTTACCAATGATTTGTTCTTTTTCTACATCAGATAAACCAAACTCACCATCTGAAGATTTTGACTCCATTTGAATAACCCTTTGAACAACTGCTGCTAACTTAACTAGTACTTCATCATTCCGTATGTTTGCTTCCATATAATCACTAATCATAGGAAATAATTGCATAGCAGAATTTGGGTCTTTAATATAAGTCATCAATTCCTGTATCAAAGTTTCAATTTGAATCTTATTTCGGTTGGAATTGTGGTCGATCTTCTTAAAAAGATCAGCTAGGGAAGTTCCCTTAAATAATTCATAATCAGCAGACATAAAAACATCCTTTGATTATAAATATAGAGAACTATGAGTTTAATCGTTTAGGATTGGATAAAATAAATATATCACCTTCTTCATCCCATTTTCCCCATAAATTTTTATAATGGCTCCTCATAACATTTAAAACTCTTGTTATGTGTTGAGTTTGATAACCGGAGATTTCTCTAAGTAAAATGTATAGTGCTTTTTTGTTAAAAATTTCAATGGAGCCTACACGACTCATCAACTCTATAATAGAAAGTGCAATTGTAACATCACGTTCTTTTTTAAAAATAATATTAAGATTTTCTTCCCAATAGTTAACAACGGCATCAAAGAAAGCTTTTTGTTCAGACCTTTCTACAGTTCCATCATCATAAGCTGTATTTTTTACATCCTTGTGTTTGAGATCTAAAACATCATTATGTGTTTTCATCTTTTTATAATTGTTGTTATTATGACAGATCAACCAATTTTTAACAACAACACTAAAGTAACTAAATGCTTTTCCTTTGCCTTGTTGATACTTCCCTAATCTGGTTATCATAAACGAAATTACTTCATGTTTTACATCTTCTAAGGGAATATCGAAATAATAAAACTTAAATGTATGAATTATATTTTCTACTAATTTTTCAAAAGGTTTGCGTAGATGCTCATTATAAATTTGATTTTTTACTCTATGATCATTAGTATCGTTGTAAGCAATGATAGCTTCTTCAGTGTCTAATGTAAAGTACATTCTTGTTTGTGACTTTTTCTTTGGCATTTTTTATTCCTCTGCTATAGTATCTAATTTATTTAAAGTTTCATGTAATGCTTTGAATATCGAGCCAACTTCATCATCAGATTCAAAAGCCCCTATTGTATCTAAATTTTTCATATCCTGAAGTACATCTTGTATTTGAAGATATGTTGCGTCAACCCACTGTTCTAATCTATCTGTCTTAGTATACAAATTATAAATTGTATAAATCATTACAATATCGATTACACAAAATAATACAAACAATGCTATGTGTATTTCTATCATTTGAATAGATCCTTTAGCTTGTCTGTGTCTAAATCTTTTATTAACTCTTCCTCTTTAGTTTTCCCCTTCATATATTTGGGGAAATCAATTCGCGAATCACCTGATAGCATAAATCTCTCCTTTTCTTGTCGTGCAGCAGAATTATCTGCAAATGATATTATAAGAGGTAGATTTGTCTTCATTGCTTTCCACTCTGCACCTTCCATATAATAAGATTTATTTGCTTCTGCATAAAGGCCATCAGCTAATCTAAGACCTAAATACTCTGATTCTGACATTTCTATTCCAAACTTATTAAGGAGCCAAATCGCTCTATCAGTTACTGTCATGTAATGAATTGCAGGATTGTGTACATAATATTGTTGCAACTTTTTTGCACGCCACTCATCAGTATTTGTAATATAATAGTCTTCATCCATATTTCCTATCTTGCCCAAATCATGAAATAAAGCTGCGAATACTACAGACTCTTCTGTAATATCGTCAACATACATTTCTTGAGACTTGAATAATTCATAATAAGATTTTGACCATTGTATTATGTTTAGGACATGTGCAACATAACCACCTGGAAAAGCATTATGAAACCAACCTGTTCCTGAAGCAGGTGCTAGAATCATTCTATCTTTAAAGTGCTCATGTAACTCTTTTATTTTTTCTAATCTTTCACCATCAAATGTTTTATCAATGGTGCTTTGTAACTCATCCCAGTTTATACTGATCTGTTCTGCAGTTAATCTCATGCATTCTCCTGTGCCCATGGCATCTTAATAATATTACAGCCTTCAAATTTATAAGGCTTGACATGTGTGGATTCTAAAATGTCAACTACATTAACAAATTTAGAATTCATAGTATCACGAACCTGATAAATACCATCTTTCTTGTCAGCCCCCTTAAGTAAAATATAGTCGCCGTAATCGAATGGTCCACCCCAACGTTTCAAGAGATTTCTAGAAAGTGCAACAAATTTATATTGTGATGCCCTCTCTACTCTAATCCTTGTTCCGTCTGCTGTGATATCGGGTGTTCTATCTGTTTGCGGCCAAATTGGTTGATACATAGTAACGTCTACTTCAATTCCATATTGGTAGAATTCATCTAGTTGATTTCGTAGTTCCTGTTTTTCATGAACTAGCGTTTCATAATAATTATGATAGATCGTTTTGTGTTTGTCCATAAAATAAGTAGATACGTAACCATTGATTATAGTTATTGTAATGACTGATAGAATATACTTGTTTAGATTTCGCATGGCGTGCTCCTTGTTTATGATAGAATCTAATAACATTTTAGTATACGCGTAAAGGTTTTTTTTATTTATTTTCATATTTTTTGTGGACCCGGGGAGATTCGAACTCCCGTCCGGCTTGCCATCAGCAATGAGTCGTTACAGCTTAGTTAGCTTCCATCGGTAGCAACTAACAAACAACCATGTGGATTTCTTTTGCAGAACATATCCTTTAACTGGCTTTTAGTTATACTCCAAATCACCAATGAGTTTGTGTTCAACTTATTTTATAACCGGGTGTTGAACAACCCAGTAACTTATGCCGCGTAGGAATAAGTTGGTTGGTAAGCCAGACCTGTATCTAGTACAGGAGCAGTACTGACATTAGCTGGTACATCATACTCAGCCATATGCCAATCTATTACCAACCCGTCTAGCGAATTATCGCCATATTGGTTAGTGAACCTTTTGTCTCGAGTCTTGTTCAAACTCTGCTGCACTCAATTGTCAAAAAACACCCGTCGATACCGAGCGGGCCCATTTCTTTTAGTCGCCCCAATTCTCAGACCACTGGTCTATATCTTCTTCTGCGGCTCTTAAATCTTGTAATAATAAATCAACAGCATCCCAATCTTTATCTTCGTATGCTGCCTCTAGTCTCATAATAATTTCTTCAAGTGAAAGCATATGATTTGCCCCTCCTATTATATTTGACACTAAATATGGATAAGGTACTAAATTTATTCTAGTTACTGTTGTACTTTTTGGGCTTGCTTCCCAAGGTAATATAACTTTCATTTATGCTTCTGCTAATTGATAACTTAATTTAATGTTTTGATTTTTATGTTTTGGTGCTTTAGTCAATGCATAATCATATATTAATGCAATAAAAACCTCTTCTGCTGTTTCATCAACAGACAACTCTTCGCCACCAGTTAAAGCATCAAACATCGCTCTATTGGTTTGATAAAAATATTTTACTTCAAAACACAGTGATTCCCAATCAAGTATCGAAGGTTCACCCACAATATTATTTTCTAGTATAGATGGTCTCATGAGCTTATTTATTTTCCATTGAATCTAAAATATCTTGCATAGCAGTCCTATTATCTTCTGATTGTTTAACTTTTGCTTTTCTAATTTTTGTTATTCCTTTACCATTTATTGTTGGCATGCCGTGATCATCAACTCCAATACTTTTTACAGTAATTTTTTTATTTTTCCACTTACCAGTAAGTATCTCATCACCAATATTAATATCTAATTTTATCATTTCGCCATCCTATACATTTTTTCAGTATTTTTTTTTAATTCGTCAAGTTCTACATCCATACCTTTAAGTGTATCCTTGAGGTTACCAACTGGAATTCGTTTTGAAACAAAAGCCATTCTTTTCTTATCTTCTTTTTTAGATCCAAAGATAAATGAAGCAACAGGAAAATCTACTTGCTCAAATTCTAATTGATCATACCACGCCTCTGCTTTTCCAGATCCATACCCTAAAATTCTGGTGTCACCCCCAGGCAACCAACCAGTATCTGGTTCACCCGCATCTGCGTTGTATGAGCTTGGATTATTTGACACTTCAAAAAGGTTCTTCATGTTATTAAATATCTTCATCTTCATTTAGTAACTCAATTGCTTCTTTACTCTCAGGTACTGTATCAGACATTTTCATAATTTTTAATTTTTCTTCTTCTAACTTTGCAATCCATTCAGATAATAGATCGATAATTTTATTCTTTGTTACATCATGATCATCATTATCTAATATTCTATCAACCCACTTTTTGTACATTGTTAAATAGCCAGATAACCACATAGCTATTTCTTGTCTTTCTTCGGGCCACGATTTTCTCATTTAACTCTCCGATTATTTCTTAAAAAGAAAAAATATTTTATACTTTAATTTTCTCATTATAAACATCATACTAATAAATACACTTAAAATTTTATCTAAAACTATATTTTTTGAAGTGTATTCTATTGTGTTAGTGATCTCACAGCCTTCTTTTGTTTTCACAATATTGTATCTATTAGTCCAAAACTTTATGCCAAAAGGCAAATTATTCTCATTAATTACATGGAAATAATATAAGGAATCAGTTGAATTACACATCGCAATTTTAAAATGATATGTTTTAAAAAACCATGTGTACACACTAATTGTTGCTCTTCTTCTTATACCCTTAAACTTAAGTATACCGCATCCAAAAGGTAAAAGCTTATTCATAAGTTTACAATCGCTGTCAAGAAATGCAGCTTTAATAACGTCCATCGGTTTATTAATTGAAACTTTAAATTCCATTTTATGCTACTTCAGCTTCTAGTTCGCAGTTTAAATGATTTGTTCCTGATCCAATATAATCAAAATCTACTTCAAAAGTATTCTCTCCGCAGATTCCACATTCCCACTTCTCACTATTGAGCCACTCATCTTCATCCGCTTCATCATACTCAGTATAACAACCCCTAGACTTTAGTGCAGCTACAATAAGATTTGTTATAGTTTCTCTTGCAGCTGATGAAGCTAAATTAATTTGATCATTAGCAATATCACTAAGTACACCTTTTATTATATTTTTCATTTTCCTTGACCTCGACTGGGTTTTTTAAATCTCTTGCTGCCAACTCTGGTACTAAATTTTGTTCCTCTTCCGGAACCTTGGCGCGTCTTCTTTCCTTTTCCTACTTTGTACATTATATTACCTTATCCCATGTTAATTTTTTTCTTTTTATATACGCTTTTTTAGTTAACTTATCTTCATTGGTATTCCATACTGCCTTACTTAATAGTTCATTTAGTGGCTTATCCTCTTCACCAAATCTTGCATCGCTTTCCCATAATACATATAGTGTTGTATTAAGTGATGCTGCTATTTCCTTCAATGTCAAATAGTCTTCTGTCAAGTTTACATCAGCATAAAGAACCTTTCCTACTAGCGGCATAAAAATATTAGAATTGTATACTACTAGATCTTCAACATGATTATTACTATAATCTAATTTTGATCCCAACATTCGTCCATCATACCAATCATATGCAGCAAAATGCTTTTGTATTTCTATGACATTTGTAGCAGGTGCAAAGTCACTTGGATATACGCCTTCTAATTTAATAGTTTCAAATTTCATTTCCATTCTCCTTTTGCATATTTTATTAAGTCTTCTTGCTCTTCATGAAGACCATCAATTGTATTTAGATTTAAGTACCAGCTGCCACTAGTAGCTATGTAAGCTAATATTAATTCAGATAATTTATCATTTGGCACGTCAGTATTTCTCCACTCAGCCAAGATTTTTGTTAACAGCTTTTTCATTTTTCCTTCCTATGTTTTCCAATATTAAAAATTTTATCCCATCTATCTGACCACTCTTCTGAAGAAATCCCCATTCTTGGAACGTCTCCTTTGCCAGCATCAGATTTATCATGGAAAACTGATTTGCTTTTTGGTTTTTCTTTTTTAGATTTTTTTGTCTTCTCTTTTTTATTCATCATCTTTTTCATAATGACCATCTGGCCCTATATAATAATCACTATCATCTTCTTCATTAACCAATTTTAATTTTACTTCAGATTGTAAATCTATAAATTGTAGTTGAGTAATTTCACCGATCTTTTTTTGTTTTTTATCTTTAGCATCCCAACCTAAATTTTCAACTACACTATACGTAATTTCTGGGATTACTCTTTTCTTATTTAAATCTAGCGGTTCGTCCATTTTACTTTCAATCCCACAAATTAAATAAGTGCTTTCCAATCAATTCAAATGAACGCTGAGAACTCTTTTTTAACTTTTTTAGTGATTCTTTATCTTCGTAATCGTAATCTTGAATTTTCTTTGCACATTCCAATCCGAATATAATTACATTCAATATATGTTCCCACCTTTGTTCTGCTAATCTATCTGCCTCATCAGTTGAATTTCCATCTTTATCAACTCCATCTTTCTTTCTAAACATTGATGCCGGCGTGCCGTGTTTATTGTTTTTCAATCTTTCTAACATTGGAATCAGATTATCTACTAACCAAGTATCAATAGACCAAGCTGACCTATCAGACCAACCTCTACTTCCACGTTGATAAAACCATTTTGCTTCAGATGGGAAATCTTTAATGGCTTGAATGAATCTTTGAAATGGTATTGCAAAGTATTTATTATACCATTTTGCATTCTCTTTATCCCAGCTTGCAAATACTTCTTCTGTTAGTTCAAATGTTTCGTGTTCTTTATTTTTCATTTTCTTCTTTTATTTTTATACCATTCTTTAGTTGGTTTAAGTTCATCCGTATTCCATACTGCCTTTTTAATCAACTCATCAATTGATTTATTCTCATCTCCAAATCTTCCATCCATTTCCCATAATACATACAATGTTGAGTTCAAAGATTGCGCGATGTCTTTCAATACTAAATAATCTTCAGTAAGATTTAAATCACCATACCATACTTTACCATAACCTGGCATCAATACATTAGCATTGAATACTATTAATTCATCTGGATGTTGACTTCTATATCCCGTTTTACTACCGCCTATCATTCTACCTTTATGAAAACTATATGCATCAAAATATTGATGTACTTCTTGTACTGATACTGATGGTTTAAAATCACTTGGGTACTCACCAGTTAATTTTATTGTTTTGTCAATCATGTTATCGGACCTCCTACATATACTACCCATTTACCACTATCTAAAAGTGGTTTGGCTTTTTTGTATTTAATTTCTTTGTAATCTTTACCATCTGTGATACCAACGAATTCATTTCTTCCGTATGTTTTTTTAGTTACTATTGGTTTTGGCTTATTCTCTCTATCCATAATAGTCATGCCGCTTAAATGATCTATTTCATGTTGAATACAAATGGCTTCTAGCAATCTTTGTTCCTGATCTTGCTTTGTATTTTCTTGTTCCCATGATCCCCTGCTTTCTTCACTACTTTCCTCTCCACTAAAATACCAACCGCTTTCTTCTTGTTCAGTTTGTATTATTACATTTTTATATCGTTTGGTATGTATACCTTTCTTTGGGAAAGATAGACAGCCCTCAAAATAAGGAATCTCATCCCATTGTTCTGTAACAACAGGATTGATTAAAATAAGTGGTTCCCGAACATTAACAACAGCAACAGCAGCATCGATCCCAACTTGATTAGCAGCAAGACCAATGCCATCTTTTCTCTTAGCAAGGATTTTGAATAAATCTTTTGCGATATGTAAGCCTTCATCTACAGACACCTTTCTTAGTTTCTTATTTATGACTGGATTATTTTCTTTGAAACAATCTATTATATCATGTTGATGATATGAAAATCTAGTCAAGTGTTTTCACCTCTTTCAAAGTGCCTAAGTGGGCACCTATTTTTTCAATATATTTTATAGCATCTGCTAAATTTTCAGCGAGAAATGTGTAACCTTGATCGGTTGTCCATCTTTTGTAATGGTTGAATTGATTAACTTTCTTTTTTGCTTTAGACAATATGAATCTCCTTTTTAAGTTCTTCTGCATACTCTATTGTATTTTCAGTTCCACCCTTCCTATCAGGTGCCACGAATGCGTAAAGTACATCCACATTCTCTGCAATTTTTTTATTTCTCGCATAATATGCCTTTGTAAACTCATATCGTGGACTACCACTTTTTGGAAGATCAGGAAGATATTCAACTATTTTTAAACCTTGCAATTTAGCATGATCTGTCGCCCACTTGTCAGGACCTTTGCATCCACCTGATATAACAACTGTATCTTTGGGAAATGATTCTACTAGTTCCCAAATCTTCCAGTAATCTTCTCTACGACGACTTCCTACTATTCCTATGGATCTCATGTATGTAACCTTTTTCTTTGTCCTCTTTTAAACTCTTCAATCCGTATATTTTATCATAACAGCTTAAACATAGCTGTCCAGCACCTTCAACATAGCCTATTCTAAAATCTATGTGATCTTCTTTATTATACAGTGATTCAGTTTCACAACTTACACATTTGTCTTTCATTTTCCAACCTTATGATCTAAAAAATCTTTTTGTTTTTTGATCGCCTTCTTTATTTCTTTCTTTTCAGCTGCAATACTTAATAGCTTTTTTTGTTCTGCTAATGATTTCTTTTCTTTGTTAGCTCTTTGTTTTGCTTTAATTGCATCAACGTCTGTAATTGGTTTGCTGCCTTTCAATTCTAGCTGCTCCACACCTTTGTGGTAGACGTTTCCCGTCTCATCTACAAATTCCTTCATCCACCTCCACCCACGAGGTTTCGAAGATGATGTAGAAGTCTTACCTGATGTACTAAATAATTTTAGTTTTTCTTTCTCACTCAATAAATTAATAGACATCTTTGTAAGACAATGTGAACAAACTACACCCAAGCTATCAGAATCCACATGCTCACTATGGCCGCAACCAATTGTGCTGCACATTGTCATTACCAATGTGGAACCATCTGCAGGATTAAAATCCCTTTTTGATTTAACTGATCTTTTTCTTCCCATAAACTATTAATTCTAAATTTTTAATTAATATTGCTAAAGCTACTGTAACAATGCAATCTTCATAAGGTAGTGCTAACGGATAATAGAAGTTCCATAAAACAACTAATAAAAACCATACAATCCAAATTAAAAATTTCCTCATTTTTTATTTCCATATTAGAATCTAACACTAATTACCTATACATGTAAAGGTTTTTTTTTATTTATTTTAACATTTTCAATCTACGCTAACTCCACCCTTTTCTAATTCACTTAATTTTTCACTCATTTCTGCAGCTTTTTTAGGCTTCTTATCCTTATAAATCTCCCACCATTGCCTTCCTTCTATTTTATCTAAATCAGCTACGTTTGCCTCTTTCCAGTCTCCCGATTTTTCTTCCTTTTTTCCTGTTCCAAGATCAAATGCCATATTTGCAGCAATAACTAATGAGACTGCTAATGGATCAAATACAAATATTAATATGAATATGAACCATTTCACAACTGTATCTATTTCAGTATTAAACATTCTGGCCAAATAAATAGCAGGGCCAACATCAACACCAGTATCTACTAATTTTGTTTTCAATTCACCCATCTCTTGCTTTATATCTAATATTTGCTTATTTAGTATTGTAATTTGAGGTTGATAATCTTCCCTTAATTTCTTTTTTGCAGTTCTAAAATTATCTGGTAACTCTGATATTGCAGCTTCTAATTCCGTCTTTAAAAATATTTTATCTTCCTGCAATTGTTCTAACTGATCTGTTTTAAATACTAATATTGTAGATTGCTTTTCAAACTCAGTTGTTGCACCTTGATATGCATTAGATAGGTAGCCAAAGATACCAGCTGACGTGATTAATACAAGAACAATAGTGCCGATGATTAAATAGTTCTTCAAAAATATAGGAACCCTGTCCCAGTATCTGTAAAGAAAAGATGCTGATACTAGTTTTGCAAATTCAAGACTTCCAGCCATAATAACTACAGACATTTGTGCACCGGCGAATAGTTTTGATAAACCAAAAACTGAAAAGAATGCAGCGCTAAAAGCAACTAACCCAGCACTTAATGCAATTATATAAGGAAAAAGTTTATTATTATTCATAACATTAAATATCTGTATATTCAGCAGTAATTATCTTATTACAAAAGTAAAAATCACCACTATTTTTCAATACATTATCACAATTCCATTTTTGTTTCCAAAATTCAATACCCTTTTCTTCAACTGAAGAGACTTTCATCATACCTTTTAAAATGTACTTATCACCGCCAACACTAATTATTTTCACTTAAATATTTTTTGAATAAAGTATCAATATCTTTTTTTGATGGATTTGTGCTTTGTTTTTTAAAAGCTTCCTTACGTGATGTATAAGTTAGCGGAACATCAGCTAATGATGGAGGTCTACCCCATTCATCACACATTATTGTTTGATTCAACCATTGTTTTTTTGTTAGTGGCATGTTTGCCTCCTTGTATAAAATAAGGGCTCTTTCGTTTTTAAGTCGTTATATAGTGGAGACTAAAAATCGGTTGAGCATAAGCTCCGAACCCTTATTTCATTTATTTTGTAACCTTTATTATGCGATCTTTACGAAGGTTCTCTTCGGTTTCTCAGGTTCTAATTTTGGAATGTCAATTGACAAAATGCCATCTTTAAACTTGGCTTTAATATTATCACCATCTAAAGATTCGCCCAATGTAAACCTACGTTCGAAAGCTGAATGCTTGAGTTCCTTACGAATCACAATTGCATTTTCTTCCATAGCTCTTCCTATGGCGCCATGTTTTGTACCTTTGATTGTCAATACACCGTCTTCTACATCAACTGTAAGATCTTCTTTTGAAATACCTGGAATTTCGGCAACGACACCAACTGATTCATCATGTTCGTATACGTTGACCTTTGGATACGCAGAACCTTCAAAAGGTTTAACACCAACTTCACTCATAAAATCTGGGAAGTTATTTTCAAATAACGTATCAAACATACGATCGAATGGGGTTAAAAAGTTCTCTCTTGATATTGTTGGATAACCTTGTTTTCTGACTACTAAGCTCATTTTATTTCTCCTTTATTGTTATTCTATGAACTAACTTATGAGTACCCATCTAATATGGCGTACTCTAATACTATACTGAAAAAACCGTGCCAAAGCTCTTTTAATGACAAAGTGACATAGCTCTTTGACAATATGTCATACTATCTAAGCTCTATTTTAAAGTGATGTGCAATTGATTTAATGGACTTATCCCATTTATTATTATTTAATTTATCTAGAAGTACTAATGCTTCTGCTCTTGTTATTGGTTTTTCTATATACTCAGCTTGCCATCGAATAGAAGGAGTATCACTCTTAGCACATTCCTCTAGTACTTTAACAACATCTTTGTATGCTAAATATGTAGTTAGATTTGCAGACACACCGCTAGCTTGTCCAGCTAACAAAATGAATTGTGTGTAACCTGATAAATGTTCATACTTCATTTATTATTCCTTTACTTATAAGAGAGGTTTGAAAATTGTAACATAATAATTGCAACAGCTAATACGAGTGATATACCTGTATGCCATCCTGGGAGTTCATCTAAAATACCCCACGTCATGATCCCAAATATCATTGTACCAAAACCAAAACCTATCATCCTAACATTCCATACAGCACCAAAATGTTCAAATGATAAGTGCGCTGATTTCCATAATAGCCAGCCAATTGGAATTCCCAATATAATAACTACCCAATCTTTTGATAGCCATTCCTGCCACTGACCAGTCATAAACTGTCCTTGAATCTGAAACCATGCTATGATATTTGCCACAAGCAACATTAAAAACATTTGTACTATTAAACTCATATACCTAATAATTCCTCTTCATCAATTTCTTCCATTTCTTTCTGAGTACGGCCATTACCGAACTCTGTATTATACGGATAATTTTGTTCATCATCTTTTACATCCAATGCACCTTTAAGAATCATTGTTTGTTTTGTTCGTTCTTTGACATTATTCTCCCATTCAACAGCATGTCCTGTAAATCTATAGGTTAAGTAATTTGTTACTGCTTTTAATAAGTCTATTATGTAATGCATCAATTGCCTGGGTTGTTCAATTTTCATTGTAAACTTATTTCAATTCCTATCTTACCCTTATAAAATTCTTTACCTTGAAGTTTAGTCACTTCACCAAGATTGTATAAACGAATCTTATCTGTTAGTTTCCAAGATATTTTAAATTTATCCTCATACTCAAAAGTATCTTTAGTTGTTCTACCTTCCTCATCTGGCGGTAAGTATCCGTCAAATGTAATTTCTACTTCAATCTTATCATCTTTGTATTTCTTCTTCTTGCTAAATCCAACTGATATGAAGGTTTCAAAATTCTTACTGAATACATTATCATCAGTATTACGACTAGTAAAACCATAAGTTAAATTCTTGTATGTGTTTCGCCAATCAACTTTAAGATATCTAATCTCTTGACTATTTTTATTCATGTATTCTGGTTTAAAATAAACGCTAGCTACATCGAGTTTTAACCAAATTAAATCATCAAGATACTTTTTGCCAAGCTCTCTTTCCCACTGTCGATTTATATAATAGTTATCGTGGTTTATTCCTATGCTAATTTCATAATCATCTGGATTAGGTTGTACGTTTGGTGTTCTTATGGCAAAAGAACTAAATAACATTACGCCTGTTAATAAACTATCTAATATCATTTACTTTCTCCGTACTGATTTTCTTTTTGCTTTAACTTTTTTTGGTACTTTTTTTATCTGTTCTCTACGTTCGCTACCTGATCTTTTTTGAACGCCTATAGCAGTACCAATAAAGTATGTTACATCTTTGATTGCCTTCATGAACTTATTTATACTCATCATACACCTCTTTTATATATACATATATATCCTATTAAAATGTCTTATTTCTAATTTTTATCATACCATTCTAATACCATCTTCCCATACTGCTTTACAAACAGGAAATCTAAGAGAGTATTTACCTGTCTTGTCCTGTGATTCCTCGAAGTACTGAACGGTGATTTCCTTGCCAACAATTCTTTCTGGATAGTCAAAGTATCTAGCCCTTTGAGCCAATGAGAATCCTGAGCCAACTGACACAACATTACCCTTGTGTTTAATAATGACGTTTGTCATTGTCTCAATTGTAGTTTCTAGTCCTGTTTCAGAATCAATAATCCGGAATGGACCGAACTCTATATCTTCTACTACGTATTCCTCATCGTGCATCTTCTTAACTTTAAGCAGATCGTTGGATCTTTTCCCTTTATATCCTGTATCCTTACGAAGCATTATACCTTCCCAACCATTTTGATCTGCAAATTCTAGCATATCAACAACTTCTTGTTCACTGCTAATCTTCTCCATGCTACATAGTTCAATTGGAAAATCCTTATCCCACAGGGGAGTACCAAGACTCCACTGAAGATCAGCTAATCGCTCTGTTAGTATTCTTGTACTTTCCTGTGCATCAAATTCTGATACTGTTAAACAATCAAATATTTTTAATACCGGGTTTTCTATCGTGTGATTCTTACGTCGAACTTCTTTAATAACAGACTGGAAATCTTCATCCCCATTCTTATCAACAATACATAGCTCACCATCAAATACTATATCTTTTTTAGTAATAGCATAAGGTAGCAATGCATCCCTAATCTTATCTAATGTAAAAAATTCTTTACCTTGCCGTGAGAAGAACTTTATATCACCCTCTATAATTGTGCATATGACCCTTACTCCGTCTAGTTTTCTTGACCAGTACCAATCATCGTTATCCCAATCAATTTTATGTGCATGATCCTCATACTTTGAAGCTAGTGCAACATCAAATGTTGGAATCAACCCAGGCATTACCCTGTTAATTAGTTTAGTGTCAACACGTGCTTTAAGGCTACGTTCTAATATAAGTTCTACTAACCAATGATACTCTTTAGGAAGGCAAGATATGTAACCATTGACAGTCCCAATTGCGTCATGACCTGTTATGCTTCTTCCTTTAAGCATATCCAGTAATGTGAAAATATCTCCTGTGTAGTCACGTATTATGTCAGACCTTTTCTTAATATTTTTCCATGACACATAATACTGAAAGTAGGGATTGTACATATAATGTAATAGTGCCTTTAGTTCAGTATTGTTTTTGACAGGCTCTAAACATTCAATCTTGTCAAGAGTAGAATTTGATGTCTGGAGATTGATAACCAGCTCCATCATATCATCATAAAATGGGGCATCTGAATGTTGTGATTTCATACTAATCTAAGAACGTATCTTCTACTTCCATGTCATTATACTCTATGCTATCGTTGTCATTACTCAAACCAAATCCTATATCATGATTGTTAGTTAAGTAACCAACATAATCATCATCGCCTAATGCTGAATCAGAATTAGTAGTAGTCCAATTAGATTTTGGAGCTTTCTCCCCAATTGTAATTTCAACTGTACCACCATCATTTTGCATATCTAACAATGCCTGCATAGCAGCAGTTTTTTTCTTACCCTTAGTCATTATTACACGCTCCTTAACATTGTTGAAGGAACGTTATAACGCATGGCACCGTCTAAAATATCGATTTCGATATATTTCTTTTTCACTTTAAAAACCACGCCCGGTTGGACTTTCCCTGTTCTAGAATCTGTAAATTCCACTTTGTCACCTTTAGTAAAATTCAATACTGCGTTAGTACGCAATGTTTCAATACGCTGATTGATCAATGTGGTTAACATGCCAATTTCTTCCATGTTCATTATGTTGATTTGTTTTAATATGTTATTCAATGTAACCTCTTTTGTTGTTGTTGTTATTAGAATCTAAGCCTTTTTCGCTTAAGATGAAAGGACTATTTTAACTTATTTTCATATAATTCTAAGTAACTTTTAAAACGCTTAACTATAGATTTAGTTATCATTTTACGTGCAATTGCAGACTCCCACTTTGCTGTCTGGTGAGCTGCTAAAGCTGAGTCTAGCAATTCAGTTAATTTATCTAAATGTATTTGTTTCATAGAAAAAATATTATGCACACTATTACCCAGACTAGAATAGACCACCACTTGGGTAAGTAAGATTTATTACTCTTCATTTGTGACTTTAGTAATCCCTTCTTTTCTAATGACATGCCATGAATCCAATTTTCTGGTTTGATATATTTCTTCATTACCAATCAAAACCTTTTGATGTAGGCACACTCTTTTCAACTGGTACTGGGTCTTTAAATTCTATACTATTTATCCAATTAGCTCCTAACCATGTTGTTACTATATATTTATCATTAGATATTGGTTTCTTTGCATAATGAACCCATGGCCATCCACATGGAAAACAAGCAAATGTTCCGGCTTTAGGTTTAAATTTAATATCACTTAATGGAAAAACTAATTCTCCACCTTCTTCTACATCATTTAAATAATAACTTGCAACCATAAGTCTATGACAAGTATTTCTATTATAATTTTCTTCTGTATGCCATCCCTCATAATGACCAACACCTTTATCATATTTTTGAACATTCCAACTTGGATAATGTGTTCCTTCATCCCCCCATATATGTAAATGAGAAAACCCTTCGCTGTTACCAGTACCATCACTCAATGGGTCTTGTGGAAATTTTAACATATGTTCATTCTGCATATCATTAGACCGCAACGCAAGTTCCGCGGCTAAAGCTTCTAAATGTTGGTCATCATGCCCAATCAAATTTAAATCCATTGAATTTTTCATCTTATAATTCTTACCACTAAGAGTCCTACCACTCTTAGTAATACCTTTTTTATTATATTCTTCAAAGGAATTTATAATATCGTCACATATATCTAATGGTAACGCATCTGGAAATATTCCAATTGTATCTTTAAAATATTCTAATTTCATTTTGTCACCAACTCCATCCCATCATTATAAAGTGAAAATATAAATATCCACCTAAAAGCCAAAATACTATTTTCCAATATTCACCCCGAACATCAGAGTGAGATACTCTTTTTTTAGTGTATAAATCTTCTTTCATTATTCTTTTGTCACCGTACCAATTTCTAGCCATCATATACTCCTTTAATCTGGTAGGAAAATTATATCAGCGGCAGCATTTGTAGTTTCATTTGTGGACACCGGATAAACCGGGTATGCGCCCGTAGAAAAGGTGCCCATAGGTGAAACCCACTTTAAATCACCGCTTGGTTGAGTAGTACCATCTAATGTGCCTGCGTCCATATAACCATATGAGCGATTTGAAGTCCAACTATAATACGATATTCTATAGTATTCATCTGCAGATACCGAAAGGGGTGTACCAAAAACAGAATACTGGAAATCCCAATCTGAATTTAAACTCATAGCACTAAAGCTCCAGCTCCTAATCGAATCACCATTCCCTGTATCTACTTCATTCCATAGCAAGCCAGCAAAATCCTTGGTATTATTTCCCATACCAGCACCGATAATTTGGCCGTCTACAAGTACTTGAAATCTAGTGCCGCGGCCATGATAATAGGCAGTGTCATTGTACTGACCATCTGGTCCTGAGCCAAGACCAGAAAATCCAGAACCCTTTACAGTAACAGTTGATCCTCCAATACTTACATCTTGATCGTTGGGATTAAATAAAAATCGATACTTAGTTCGATCAGTTGT